CTCTTTAACTCTTTAAGATCTTTTTAAGATCTCTTTAATAATGTTTAGTTTTCGTTAACATTAAAGTAGATTTTTAAGATCTTGTTAAAGAATTTCCCGACAAGGTGTGATCTTTAGTCATACTCGCTTCGCTCGTACCATGACTAAAGATCAAACATCGTATAGGGTCGGGAAATTCTTAACAAACAATTTTCTGTCATGAGAATTACAAGGTCTATAGTCCTTCAAGAGTAAGATCTTTTTCTTCTCAGAAAGAATAATGATCACTTCGTGATCTGAAAGAGTAATAGTTAGAACCTTTCTTATAAGAGAGTAGACTCAAGATCCTTACTTCTTCAAGGAACTACAAGAGTAATAGTCCTTTATGAGATCTTTAAAAGAGAAAGAGTCCTACAGGAGATGAAGCTAAAATACGCGGAGTGAATGAAAAACGAACGTCACGAAGGTGACGGAAGTTATTTCATGGTTTCACTCCGCGTGGATTAGGAGAGACGAATTCCTTAAGGAGGCGACATCAGACATCCCGGAGGGATGGAAGATGTCTACTCCAAGGAATTCGGATCTCCCGGTAAAGTAAGTATAAGAAACAAGATGATAAACCTGAAGATCTTTCTTGATCCTTCTTCAAGATCATAAACTCTATTAGGATCCTTATTCTTTGTTTACATAATCTTTCAAGAGTATCAAGATCCTTCAAGACTATCTATGATCCTTTAAAGAATAAGGACTATGATCCTTGAGGTTTTAAGAAGGACTCTACTTAGTCTACGGATCCCTTACACAACGTGTATGTGCAGCTAAACGCTAAAACCAAGTCTTCATCCTTCGGATGAATCCTAACGCTTATTAGCTGCCATGTCTCCTTACAGGGTCTACTCGAAGACTCGTAGACAGACCCTGAAGGAGACATGTTAAAACCTCTTAAAACCCCTCTTGAAAAAATATTTATCTTTCAGAAGGAAGATATTAACTGCCGGACTGCTACGGAGTCTTACGGAGTAGCATGATGCTTTGATGTTTAGTCCTGGTTACGAACGAAGTGAGTAGGACTAAACATCAACACCTTATTCCGGCAGTGGGGGTAAAAAAATTAAAAAGAAAAATAAGTAAGGAATGATTAAAGACGATTAAAGACTAATACCTTATTAAAGACTCTGGATGGAAGAATACTAACTAGAGAGGGTAGAATAAGTAAGGTGATAGAATAACTAAAGATTGGTAGATCTTTTTTGACTCTGTTGATTTAAAGATTAAATTAATTTATTAACGCGCGCATGTGCGCGTGGGCGCGCGAAAGAAAAATTTTTTCGGAGAAAAAAATTTCGGCTGGCAAGAAAAATTTCGCGGCTGGAATTTTTCCGGGAAAATTTTCCCGGCGCGAAAACCCTCGCCGGGCTCCCTGCGTTTTGCGGATTGGCTTGGCTGTTCGTTTTTGCTCGGCTGCAGAGCGCGTGCGCGGCTTTCCCGAAAAAATAAAAAAAGCTACATGACACGCCAAATATGTGTCAAGAATTATTTTTTCGTGTCTAAATCCCCTTTGTTTTTGACGGGATACAGCGAGCAAAAATTTTGTCACTGCAGGCAATCAAAAAACGCTTCATAACATATCTAAAGGCTTGGATTTCCTGATTAAAATTTTGTGATCCTATTTTCAAACTGACCGGTAATAACATGCCCTTTTCAAATCCTTACTTATTAAAAAGTGCCCTTTTTGGCAAAAACTAACTAAGAAACTGCTTTTTGAAAGTTGACTCGCGTGTCAAATGCCAGTTTTGACCGAAAAAAAGTGCATAAATGAACAGAATCTGGAAAGTGTTCATTACAACAACCGATAGAAATCCACAATTTTCCTATTAAACCTTATTTTATGACACTTTAGTCAATGATTAAAAAACTAAACTTCAAGGAAAATACCTTAGTTTTTTGGCCCAAAAAATAAACTTTTTGGGTGCTTTTATTGACACACCGTGTCAGATGCAGTGATAAAAGAATGATGGCGGTTTGTTGTATCACTGGGGATCTTTTTCAAAAAGATCAGGATATTCCGTATTTTATACGGGAAAGGAGATTTTTCATGGACCAGACGGAACGGAAGCGGATCATCCTGGTAACCCAGGGAGGAGCTGGAGACGTTCTTGCCCATACCCCCATGGTCCGGTACTACCGGAAGAAGTACCCGGAGGACGAACTCATCGTGGCGTCCACCTACGCGCAACTCTGGGAAAACAATCCAAATGTTGACAAGGTTGTCCCTTTGAACGCTGTAGAAGAGTTCTACCAGGATGAGATTCTGCACAAAGAAATCCGATTCGTGAAAAAACATTTCGTTTACGATTCAATTTTTGATGAACGCGGAAGAGGATCAAAATGTCTTCCGGAATTCATCTGTAAAATTTACGATGCAGAATACGATGGTCAGAAGCTCGATTATTTTGTTGCAGAAAAAGAGAAGAAAATTGCAAAGACATTTCTTAGACAGTATCGAACTACGACAAAATTGCCGATCGTTCTCTTGCATTGCACAGGATCGATCGCTTCTGATGGAAATTTGAATAAATCAAATTCATTCAAAGATCTTGAGATTCCGAAAGTAGTAGAACTGGTGAAACGGCAAAAGGAAAGAATCCTGTTCATTCAGATTGGGCTGAACGGGGAGCCTGTTGTAGAAGGGGCCATAGACGCGCTGGGGATGCCCATGCGTGAGGCGGTTGCACTGATCCCAGAGGTTGACTCCTTCCTTTTCATTGAGAGCCTCTTTGCCCATTGCAGCAACGCTCTGGGGAAGACCGGGCTTGTTGTCTTCCAGAATACCGATCCGACGTTCTTTGGCTACTCGAACAATCACAACCTGTCCTTCAGCGGAGGCTGTGCCGACTGGCCATGCAACCGACCCGTGGGAGCGCTCTTCGATCTGATGGCCGGGTACAGGAACCCCAAGACCCGGCAGAAGCTCCTCTGGGAGTGCAATGACCAACTCTGCAAGAAGATGCCTGTAGAGGATGTGGAGAAGGCTTTGCTGGAAAGCCTGGAGAGAAAAGAGACGGGGTTGGAGCTTGCGAGGGGGGTACAACCCGGGCATCGACCGGCGCAGAATGCTATTTCCTGAAAGAAAGTAATGTTGATCACCCTTGACTTTTTGGTTATCATTAGTTTTCTTTTTGTGTGCGCCGGAGCTCTTTGCAAGAAATCTGGACGCAAATTGATGGGGCTGTTCTTTGTCGTCGGTGCGGCTTTATTTGGGGTTGCATTTTTTGTGAGGCTCACCTTTGCGGAGGCTACCCCAGAATATATCCAAACGGATTGCAAGACCGCGTGCCTCAACAGGCACTTCCCGGGGAAAGTATCTACAGAAGATAGCGGGGCTATCAAACAATTTTACTGGTGCTGCAAGGGGTGCGACATCGCATTCTACAAAGCAAAGGGTAAAGTGGAATGACTGCACAAATTATTCAGTCTCCTAGTCTGGAGAAGCAAAATAAGCAATACTCTATTTTCCTTGCCGGTGGAATTACTGGGTGCCCCGATTGGCAGAGCGTTCTTATTCCGTTGATTAGTGATCTGGACATCACGATCTATAATCCACGTAGAACAAATTTTGACGTAAAAGATTTCTCGGTGGCTGAGATACAGATTGCATGGGAGTACGAGCGTCTCCATCATGTGGACGCTGTTTCCTTCTGGTTTGCTAAAGAAACCCTTCAGCCGATCGTTCTTTTTGAACTGGGTGGTGCGCTGGAACGCCCCATCACTGTTTTTGTGGGTGTTCATGCGGGGTATCCTCGGGAATCGAGAAGTATAGGTGACGGATCGTCAGGTAAGTAGACTGTAGTGATCCGGAACGCAGCGAAGTGGGTGAGCACCCACGCAGCAGCAAGCCCCGTAGCGGCGTAGTCAATTCCTTGCTCGGAGAGAACATCGCGCACGAATCTAAGAAGTTCATCTCCTGATCGGTAATCAACGTGCCCTTGATAGAAGGTATGCTTCGAGAATTGGTAAGCATCCTGCCAAGCGTCAAGTAAAAGTGAAGGGTTCTTGACTTGAATTCCGGAACGTCGGGTGAGATACTCTTCCTCCACCAGACGTGCAACAAGACGACTGACTATGCCCTCAGTAAGCCCTGTGGCACGGGCGAGCGCACATTGCGTAACGCGCTCTTCAGAATGCGTAAGAAGCCAGCGAAGGACGCGCGAACTCTTTGGCGCAAATAGACTACGACCTACAGACTTGAATTTGTTTGGCTTTCCTTCGATGATGATTCGGATCCCCTGCGCGATAATATTGGCATTTCCACTCAGATCCAACCACCCAACGCCTGCTTCCTTGCAGACCTTGCGCCCGACATCACTCATGAAAGGAACGGCGACCACGGGAATGCCACCATAAAGACGCCTTCCGCACAGTACTTTTTTAGCAGCAGACGCAACCAGCGCGGCCCCATTAGATAGGCTGGTCTCAATGACGAAGGTCCACCCTGCATTAACGATAAGAACACTTCCTGTGTCTTCGACGTTTGTTGGGGCTCCCCCAAAGAAATCGGCCAAAATCGCGGGCACTCTTGCTTTCAAGTACGCATGTTTAGACCGCCATTTCATGTTCCACAAAATAATTCAGCTTGACTGTTTTGTCAAGAGAAAAATAAGATTAGGGAGCAAGAGGAGAAAGTGGGAAGGCACCGGTGACGACCTCTTGGGAATCCGAAGGTCCACGAGAATCCTCCAGGATCCTGAATTAGAAAAAACCCAAGAAATGCCCATAGGTTACCTCCTCTTCAACGCTGAATAATGTTTATTGATTTCGGGGGGTTGAAGATTATTTTTCGTCCGCTGCATTTTTAAATTGACAAAAAAGACGTAGTTATTAAGGATGGTTGCGTCGAAGTTTTGCAGCGTACCCTTATTTTTGGAGAGCGTGCATGGACCTTACGTTGACACAAACCGTTGTCCAGTACCGTCGTTTAGTGTTCAAAATCGCGAAGAGGTATCGCCGCAAGGGAATTGAGTTTGAGGATCTGGTGCAAGAGGGCTATGTGGGCCTGATCCACGCCTACGAGACCTACGATCCGACGCAATCGAAATTTATCACATGGGCGCACTGGCACATCGTGGATCATCTCCAGCGGTTCTTTCATAAGAATATGGCGCCTGTTATCCTGCCCAGAGAATTTTTTAAAGGAAGCACAGCGTTGCCGGATGCCACCCGTGATTTTGTGCAAAGCGTGCTGAAGAGCACCCGGATCAATAATTTTGATAATGCCTCGGACGTTGATTGCCTTCCAGCTTCTCAGAAGGACCCTTCGGATCGGATATTCGCGCGGCTTGTGCTCGCGCGTGTTGATAGACTGCGTTACAAAGAAAAGAAGATCCTGATCGATCACGGTGTCCGTGAAAAGACGCTGGATGAGATTGGCTCAGAGCTTGACGTGACCCGGGAACGGGTACGACAAGTCTACAACATCGCTGTCCGAAAAGTCCGAAAAACTTTCCAACACTGTGTCTGATTAACACAATTTAACATTAGTATTCCGATGCTTGTTACGATGGGTCGTGGAGGAGACCCATGGATAAGATCGCGAAAACTTATGTTGGCTTGTGCGACCAGTGCCATTCGATTCAGCGGTATAACTATGATACACCGAGTGTCTGCACGATCTGCAAGAACCCGCTTCCTTCCTGGATTGATAAAACTAAGTCTGATAAACCCGAAAAGCCTGACCTTGTGCAATCCGAGGCTATTGCCTCGTTACAAAGATTTCGGAAGGTATTGTCTCAACTGCAACAAGATCTGCCATTCGAAAAGCCTAGAAAGTTAGGTCCAGAACGGGACACGAAGGAAGATTACGAAGAGTCTGTGATCGATATTTATGAAGAGCTTGACGCTGCTGGGATCCTTGGTTATGACAAGATGTTCGATAAGCCCGAAGAGGGTCTGTGGATCGCGGAAGAAATACTAGAGAAACACGGAATTTATTTTGCGGAGGTTCCGCAAATCGTCTCTCCTCATCCATGGGATGTCCGGGGGGACGTCCGGATTCCTCTGGAATGGCCAGGAGAAGATGTTTATTACAATCTTACATACTCCTGGATGCGCACCTTGGAAGGAAATTTTGCGTTCAGTGTCACGCTTTCTGCTGCGTAGGAGATGCCATGGTCATTGAATTCGATAAAGTTGCAGAAGCGGTTCCGGAAAAGGAGTCTCTGGAACCTGCGGGACTCGCCGATCTGGATCCTCCGACCGCAAACACGCTTCAATTCGAGTGGATCCGACACGTTGAAAAAAATGGAAAGGATGCTCCATTCTATGTTTTTGACGACCTGGGAAAGCTCTTCCGGGTGAGCCCAGACAACGTGGGCGCATCGTTGACAGCGCTTCCTTTTGCTCAGCAGTGGGTTCCTGGGGGAAGATCGCTGGTTCTGGAAGGTCCCGGTGCATGGGACCAACTCTATGCTTATTTTGGAAATAACTTCTGGCTTCCATCGTCAGCGGAGAAGAGTGCGACGCTTCGTGTGGAGGCAACGGAGGTTTTAGCCCAGACGTCCGCTCTCATGAGTAATATGGTAGACCTCCTCCTGAACAAATCTTCTTTTACCGCGCAGGATATCTTGGGATATCTTTCATCGGTGGCGCGCGAGGACAAGGGCAGGGACGCTATCTTGTCTCTTGGCTATAGCGTCGGAAATGACGTGGCGATAGCGATCTTACGCTCGATGATCAATGACTCGGGACTCCAGAATGAACTTGGTCAGTTGCAGTGGATACAGAAGAATACTCCAGAGGACATCGATCTCATTGATGAGATTCTGCATTCCAAACGCCCCGTGGATATGGGTAAGCATCACGAGGAGTATACAGCACCTGTCTATTTCGAGTAGTCTCTCATGACCAAAATCATTCAATGCTTTCGTTGGATCAAAGTAAACATCAAGATAGTTCTCTTTAGTTTTTGTGTAGGGATTGTGATGATATTCTGTGCCTGGGGAATTTACAAAAATAAAAGAGTGTCCATCTTGGAACAGAAAGTGGCCCTTCTGGCTGCAAAGCTTGAACTCGAAAAGGTCTTGGTTCAATATAATATATCCATGGATAATTTGCATGCGCTTCGAGAGAAAGATGCAAAGATTGGGGCGTCCTTGCGGGCTATTGAAGAAAGCCTCCTGGATAGGCTTCCTGCCCATATGACACCCGAAGAAATCGCTGCCAAGTTCAGGGAGATTGGATTGTGAATTTCCTTTTATTTTTTGTTGTACTCTCGAAAGTATTGCTCGTGGACAGCTTGTCCGATGTCACGACCTGCAAGAAAGGAAACAGGGAATATATTTGCTTCGATGCGGATTCGTCAAAGAGACTCTTGCAACTCCGGATCGATGCGACAAAGATACAGCAACAGATCCAGGAGCTGGAAAAATTGGTCAGTAATAAAGAGCAAGAGATTTCTTTGCTATTGTCCACAAGCAAAGGTTTATCGGAAGAATTGGAAAAATCAAAAGTAAAAATGGCCGAATTGTCAAAGTTGGAATGCCCCCATCGGTGGGTTGGCTGGATTGTCTCATTCGTTGTGGGAGCACTTTTAACGGCAGGGGGAGTTCTTTACCTGGAGAAAAATAAATGACATTGCGTGGCGTCATCCTGGCAGGTGGCACGGGGAGCCGTCTGGGGTCGTTGACCCGTTGTATCAATAAACATCTCTTGCCTGTCGGTCCCAAGCCGATGATTTTTCATGCCGTGGAGCATATGGTGGGCGCCGGGATCTTGGACATCATGATCGTCACAGGGACGGAACATATGGGTATGATTGTTCAGACGCTGGGATCAGGGTCTGAATTTGGATGCAACTTCAATTATGCGGTTCAAGAAGGCGCGAAAGGAATCCCTGACGCGATGTATCGTGCGCGGTTATTCTGCGATGACAAGAAATTTTGTGTCGTTCTGGGGGATAACGTCTTCTTTGACTCCTTGAGCATCTATGTAAAAGATTTTGAGTCCCAGACCGCTGGATCGCGTATTGTACTGAAGAGGTCCCAGGACCTGGAACGCTTTGGGGTTGCTTACGTGGACGCTGAGAAGAAAATAACAAAGATCAGAGAGAAACCGAAGCTGTCTGAACATCCGATTCCTCCGGGGGCTTCTGCCTATGCTATTACCGGAATATACTTTTATCATGCAGAGGTCTTTGACGTGATCAAAAATTTGAAGCCCTCTGCGAGAAATGAGCTGGAAGTGACGGACATTCACAATACTTATTTATCGCGTGGACAGCTTGACTATTCTATCATGGAAGGCCCGTGGACGGACGCGGGAACATTCTCCAGTCTCTCGCGTGCGAACGCTTTGTTTAGCTAAAGGTTTTTGCAATGGTAGTGCTCCGGCATAGAAAATCGCGGCTGAATAACATGAAATCACGGATGACGTCACGGAACGTCCGGCGCGTGAGCAACGAGAGATTATGTCCAAAGTGCCTGGTTTCCTGTGTCGTTCTCAAAATAGATGCGGATACCGCACGTCTTCGCTGCCCATCCTGCGGTGATGTCATCAAGTTTACCGATGCAATTATTCCGGGATATACTCCGGGATATACAAAGACTAAAGAGATGAAGATTGGGCCGATCACAATCCGTGATCGATCGGAACCTGAAAAGAAAAAAGAAGAACCCGATCAGCCGGATCCGAAGGCCCTAGAGGAACTGCAGAAGACATTGGACACGATCAGGAACGCCGTTTCAGAAAATAAGATTGTCCGGTTTAGCTATACGGGTCGTGATGGAAAACAGAGTGACCGATCGGTCGAAGTATATAAGATTTCCAGGGACGGAAGCGGCTGTCCTGTCATCTATGCTTATTGTCTTGAGGCGGAAGGGATACGCCTTTTCAAGTTGAAGAACGTAGCGTCGATACAAATGCTGGACATGACGTACACGAACCGTTGGCCCATCGAGGATGAGCTTGAGCCAAAAAAGTGAAATCGTCGATCCGTTGATTAGCGATGATGACCCGTTCTCTTCGATTTCCGAATTGATGTCGGGTCAAGTATCGGTGAAGCCCCGGTCGTATGGACTGGTCCGTCTGGAGCGCGCGCCCAATCAAGTAGAGTTTATCGAGTCTCCGGAATTTCTGGCAGGGCCTTCTCTATACTATCCGCAGTTTGAAGTGGTCCGTGATTTCTTCGAGTTGCTCTGCCCGCAATGTAACAACATTCAGCGCATCCGATCACACAATGATATTCCACGGGAGGAACAGATCCTTTTCCGTTTTGATGTGTGCCCAAAATGTGGAATGAATAAATATTCCATGATCGATGAACTGTATTTTTATAATGAAATGGTGGGCGTCGTGGGCATGCGCGGGGGAAAAAGCGTTCTTGTTGCTTGCATGGCGGCATCCATGCTGCATGAACTGCTATGTATTGATAACCTTCAAGAGAAGCTGGGGCTCGTCCGGAATCAGGAGATTGACGGAGCGTTCGTGGCGGTCTCCGGAGAGCAGACGAGTGAGACGATCTACGGGCATTTTATGGGATTTTATCTGGATTCTCCCTGGTTTCAAAATTATAAGAAAGCATTGATAAACTTGGAACGGCTCGATCCGAATCTCCGGCGGGGAGATCTTTACTGGGAGACAGACAAGTTTCTTTGGTTCCGGGAAAAAAATATTCGCATCAAGACCTTGAGCTCCAACTCCGGATCGATTGCCGGAAAGACCCGTTTTTTTGCGGTCATTGATGAGCTGTCCCGGATGGATCAAGGTGGGAGCAAACGATCCGCGAAAGAGATTTACCGTGTGCTCAAGCGCTCGTTGACCACGATCAAGGCGAAGGTTGGGCGCCTTCGGGAAAGAGGAGTCTACGATATCCCGGATGCCCGGATGTTTAGTATCTCTTCTCCGTTGCACCAGGGCGATGAGGCGATGAACCTCCTCAAGACCTCGGAGAAGAACTTGAAGATGTTTGCTTTTCATCGTTCGACGTGGGAGTTCAACCCGGATATCTCGAAAGAAGACCTGGCCGATGAGTACGCGGCAGACCCCGTGGGCGCCGAGCGTGATTATGGCGCGAACCCACCGGGAGCGGAAAGCCCTTTTCTGCGTAACCCCATTGTGGTAGAAGTATGCATCGATGAGAACCGGTCGAATGGAATTGTTGCCAAAGAATCTTATTTTGAAGAAACCATCCGAGGAATTCGTTTTGCCTATATTAAAATGGAATTCAAGAGTGTCATACGTACCAATTTGAATGAGTATGTCATCCATTGCGACCCGGGAAGAGTAGGCGATAGCTTTGCCTTTGCCATGGGGCACATGGAAAATGGATTGTCCATTATCGATGGTGCGGTGGAAGCCCGCCCCATCCCGCGCATGAACAAGATGGGGCTCGAACCCCGCGAAGTTTATTTTCCTTCCATGGTGGATTTGATTATTAAAATAGGGACCATGGTCGCATTGCGTTTTGTTTCCTATGACAGGTGGAACTCGACGGACCAGATCCAGCGGCTACGTGCCGAAGGGATCATGTCCTATAACGCGGACATCAACCGTGAAGATCATATCCGTTTCTTGCAGGCGATGAACGAGAAAACTATCCGATTTCCAAAGAGGGAAGATGAGTATCAAGACCCGACCATTGCTCGCAATATGCCATGTTCCAAGGCACTCTTTGAGCTCAAGCGCTTGGAAGATACGGGTACAAAAATTGATCATCCGAAGATGGGAACAAATGATGTGATTCAGTGCTATATTGGTGTTCACAAACTCTTGACACATCCCGAGGATGTGATAGAACACTATAGCAATAAACGGAGTGGCAGACACATGAATTTATCGAACAGGAATTTAGGGAGGGTCATTCATCTGGCACCCAAGGGAATCCCGAGACGGTGATCAACAATACTTAAAATATAAGATTATTTTGGCGATAGCATCAACCGGGAGAGAGGAGAATTCTTTTATGTATAAGATTCAAAATGTCACAGGAAGCAATATTTCTCTGACGTTGGAGCGTGGGGCTATCACTCTTCGACCGGGGCAATATTTTGATCTTGAACCTCATTGTTCGCGTGCATGGATGGCAAAAAATAGAGACTTGAATGTCTTTCTCAAGTCAAAGAAAATACGGCTTACTCATGACAGTCAGGCGCCGATTTCGAAGGTGACCGTCAAGGCATTTGTAAATCCTGCCCCAAAGCGACCCGTTGTTGAAGTAAGACCCATTGGAAAAGTTACGCCTGTTGCTCCAAAAGTGATCGATGTTCCTTCGCCGATGCCGATGCCAGTGACGCCAGTTCCTGTGAAGCCAAACGAGACCATCACATTGGTTTTGGAACCAAGTAGCCCTTCTCCGGAAGAACCTGTGGATCTTCCGACCGTAGACGAATACGGCAACAACCTGGCAAATACAAAATGGCGGCAGACTGCAACACCGACACTCCCCGAGGTTGTAAGCTACGATCCCGTGGAGGAACATCTGAAGAAGATTGCGGAAAGCTCCGCAAAAGAGGACGATGAAGAGGAAGACGAAGACGAGAAAGCCGACAACGACGAAGATGATGAGGACTACTAACAATTGCAGGTGACCCATGGACGCGATGGCCAAGGTGATTCAAGATCATTTTCGTTCGCTTGCAAGGGATCATGGGGCTATTACAGAAACTGACTACTTTCAAGCGTGTGTGGGATTGCCACTGGAGGTAGCAGTTTCGTTAGGAGAATGGCTCGCGACAAGCGGCTTGAAATTGAAACGTGGGATTGGCCCACAGTACGAGCAGGAGATCAAAGAAAAGATCGAGAATCCAAACATCAATAATGTCAAGGACACCAAGTATCACACGAATCCGAATAGGAATAAGAAACAAAAATCGAAAATAAAGTACCCTGCACGTCCGAATGCGCAGACATGGGGACATTATTTTCAGGATATGCAGAGAAGTCTCGTTCAAGAAATTGAACGGTATCATACGGACTCTCCGTATTTTCAGCAATACCTGCAAGCGGCGGGAAGTGCTGAGACCGTATCGATGCTGCAAGAAGTGTGGGATGCGATGGCAAAAGGAGAACCTCCTGCTGGCGCATCGGGTGCTCCCGCAGTGACCCGTCCTCCGGAAAAATTCCGTGAATTTGTGGAAATGCCGGAAGACGACGAGGGCGCGCTAGAGCTTGCCCATTTGAAAGACCCGGTATCCGCGCATGTTCGTCATGCAGCAGAAAATGTCTATCAGGCTAAACTAAAGCAATGCGTGACCTTTGATAATGGAGCGCGATTTACCGTGGATGTTGCGGATACCCTGGATCAGAAAGCAGCGGGTCTTGAAGTTTTCGATTCGTTGGCGCAGGGATATGGTTTGCTTTTTCCCTTTGACCCTCCGGAGTCTGTCACGTTTCATATGGGAAAAGTAAAGTTCCCGATCGATATTGTCTTCCTGTTGGAAGATCCCTTTGGGAAGAACCTGATTGCATCGAAGATTATTCGTGCGGTAGTGCCTGGATCGCTGGATCACTGGGGGCATGATAAGGTTCGGTACGTTCTTGAGCTTCCAGGGGGAACGTGCAAGCGCACTGGGATTGATATTAACTCGGTTTGCCATATTGGCAAAACATTCGAGGTTGCATGATGGGCATCCGATTGGATATATGTGCAGAGAGCTATGTGAGCAACCTTGCCGCCGAAGCGAAGGAAAATCAGGAGCAGTCCTTGGGGCTGGAGGGCGACATCGAATCTCCTTTGGATAATCTGGAACAAGAAGTCTTGGGGCACTGGCTCGGTGGATGGGACTGGGCCACGATTGGATCTCTGATGGAGGACAAGGGATACAAGGGCGAGGATATCGAAAAGGCGATGCAGGCGGCCTTGCACCATGTAGAGAGTATTGAGAAGGCGGGGCCATTTGGAACTCTCCGTACCGGGCAGCTTGTGCGGTTGAAAAATGGCATTTTGGGACAGATCCTTGCGAAGTCGGAAAATACCGTGGACATCCATGCTTTCTCCTCGGAGAGCACTGAAGTAATGGAGGTTCCCTTCTCGCAGATCGATGAAGCTGGAATACCGCATTTGGTTGGGGCGTTCTGTTTACGAAAAGCAGCCGTGTCGGTTCTTCAAGAAGCGAAAGGGCCAGAAGCAACGTTTATTAAATGCGCTTGTACACTGGCACCTCCGGATGACTCCGTGACACGAAAAGTGTACAATGCCTACAATGCACTCGTCCAGGAAATGCTTGATTTTAATGTAAGTAAGGGACTCTTGAAAAGTAAACTTTCGGAAATAGCTTCCGAAGAATCTGTGGGGCACTGTGTTCGTGCTCTCCTGGATAACGAAACGTTAGGGATGTATTCTATATTTGAATCTTTATCGGATTCAAATAAAGTTCTTGTGCAAGCGCGGGACATCGCGGTCATGACCGAGCAAGACGAGATTGTGCGTCCTGCCCCGTTGATGGATTTATTTCAATTTGTGAGCAGCAACATCGCTGAAACCATGAAAATTAATACAGCCCTTGGCGTCTTGTTGGATCAGTATAAACAAGGCAAGAAGACTGGACGAGAGGTGATGCAGTATGTCGGGCACGCCCGGGATACTTTTGAAAAGTTGATGACAGCATGGGGACAGGACCACGCAGGCGTACTGGATAAGGTTCTTGGAGAAATATCCAAACGGGCCGCTGCAGTCAAAGAAAATTTATTGAAAAAAGAGCTCGAAAAAGCGCTTGAAAAATAGTGAAAAAAGTATAATGAGGATTGGCATGGAACTTGTTTACGACGGAATTGCGAAGACGTTTACTTTGATAACCGAAGAAGCTATTGAATTTCTAGGTCCGTTGACCTATGCTTTTCATGAGTTGCAGCATCGTGGCTTTACAGCTTCGCAAGCCCGAGAGGCGGTGCTGGCTGCTATCTTTGGTAATGGTCTAGAGGTTGACCTTGAAAGAATTAAAAAAGTCGCAGCAAAGGAGAGCGCCTTCTACCAGGCGTGCGCTTAAACAAAAGCCTGTCAAGCGAGGGCGCGTGGAGCTCTTTACCCGCCCTCCTTGTGGTTTTGCTCCGATTGTGTTCTTTGAAGATGGAAAATGCCCGTTCACGCGACATGACTCGTGTGGGAATTGCATCAAAAATGAGTGTGATTACTACGACCTGATGTTTCTGGCTGAAGCAACAAAGTTGGGATATGCTTGATGATCAAAAAGACCGCGAGATTAATTGTCCCGGGAACTGTGCGGGATAACCCTCGGGAAGCAGCTTCTTTGCATCCTTACGATCCAGATGCTGTTGAATCTACTCATTATCCAAGACCTTTGATTCGTGGCAGGAACATTGTCGCAACGTCGAAAGGGACCTTTCGAAAGACGGCTGTGACAATGACCGGTGGAAGCGCCGCGACAGGCGCTTCCGGTACTGGCAGTACTTCCATTGCGCAATCTCCTCTTTTTTACGATTATCGTTGGTCAAGCCCCGATAAATTTTATTTTCCAAGAAACCGTGTCGTTGCAAATTCTATCTGGCGAGAAATATACAAACGTGACCCGACGGTTGCGATCGGTACGGATATGTACTGTGAGCTCCCCTGGTCGGAGTTTGATCTGGTGGGTATTGAAGATGTGGTCGTTCGTCATATCTACGAGGACATGTTCTCGCGGTTGAATTTGACTCCAAAGCTTCCTGCGTATACCCGGGACTACTTGATCACAGGTGAGTTTATTCCGCATGCTATTTTCAATTCGATAAAAGGAATATGGCAAAGGATTATTGCGCATAATCCGGATTATATTACAGTTGAAAATGTTGGATTGGTGATGGACCAGCCGCTGTTAAAGCTTCGTCCAACGCCAGAAATAAAGAAACTCCTCAACACGACGGATCCCAGACTCAAGAAGTTACAGAAACTTCTTCCAAAAGAAATCATTCATTCGTTCCGTGCAAATAAAGAAGTGCCGTTGGATCCGATCAATACGAGCTATATTGCACGGATGAACCTTTCGAATGATATTCGTGGGACTTCTCTGTATACAAGGTTGTACCGGATTGTGATGTATGAGGACTTTATTGTCAATGCGAGTCTTGCGGTTGCACAACGGAATGCAGCGCCTCTTCGGATTTTCAAGCTCGGCGATCCCAATACAGGCTGGATCCCGGATGAAAATGAAGAGGCTGCTTTCGCGGACATGCTGTCGCTTGCAGAAGCAGACCCGCTTGCCGCAATCATTATGCACCACAACGTGACAGCGGAGCTTGTAGGCGTGTCTGACCGGATGATCCTGATTTCGAGAGAATGGGATTTTATTGAGCGTGTGAAACTCCTTGCCATGGGCGTTGCCCGTGCGTTCCTCGTAGGAGAGACGTCTTTTGCAGCTTCTGTTGCTGGATTGCAGTCTCTGATCCAGCGCCTCGCTTCCATGCGGGATAAGTTCACGAATGAATGGATCAGTCATAAGCTTTGCACGCCCATTGCCAAGATCCACGAATTTTATCGACGGCCGGAAGCGGAACTGACGCATCGGATCCGCGTCAAGAATGTGGAAGACCTTCCCCTGGAGGTCCCGAAGATTCGTTGGAAAAAGGTGCTAGAGCCGAACCAGGATGTTGCGATCTTGAACATCTGGCGGGATCTCAAGGATCGGGGTCTGGTATCGGATAGAACGTATTCTGCAGGGTCTGGTGTGGATCTGGACGTCGAACGAAAGAACTTGCTCGAAGAGAAGAAATATAAAGATGCACATCCGGAGCTGTACGCGCTCATGCAACAGGCTCCGGGGGGACCTCCATCGGCCATCCGTCCGGGGATGAAGCCGCCTTTACCCGCAGCGGGCGCTCCGGCCCCCAGAGCGGGAAGTCTGGATAATGATTTTTTGCAGCAAGATCTAGAGGACCATCTGACGTCCTACGCCGATGATAAAAATAAGATCAATGTCAGGGACGCTGCAGAACTGGTGGTGGACCATATGCTGACCAAATCCTCTCAGGAACAAAAGTTGGATTTGATTTCTAAACTTCTTCCCCCGGCTGGCGATGACGTTTTGATCTGATGCGTCCCATCAACGAAATCTATATTCATTGTTCTGCTTCGGAGTGGGGATGTGCGGTTGTTGTGGACTTGTGGCATCGGCAACTGGGTTGGAAGCAGATTGGCTATCATTATGTTATCTTGAATGGTTTTCCGCATTCCAAGTTGAACTTTATTAAAATATTGGACGGTGTTATCGAACCAGGGACAGATAGCGCCCTCCCAGGGGTGCATGTCGCGGGACATAATCAAGATTCGATTGGGATTTGCTTGATCGGGGACAAGGCATTCACGGATCTGCAGCTTATTTCTGCCAAGGGGCTGGTGAGTGACCTTCGTAAAACATGGGGTGTGGACATCGCTAATGTCAAGGGGCATTACGAAGTACCCAATGTAAAGAAGACCTGCCCCAACATCCCGATGGATTTTTTCAGGAAATTCTTGGACGACAAGATTTCTGTCCAGGACCTCCAGAAACAGATTGCAATCTTCAAACCGTAGTGGTACTTTCTACAGTTTAGGGAGGTTACTCCATGATCAGCGCACGCGACAAATTTTATTTATTTTTTGAAGAAATCATTATGAAGGATTTTCCGAAGGCAGGGTTGCTTGCGAAAGACAAGAGCAGGTTCATGAAAATCTTGGGGTCTGTTATCGCTGTGTTCAACAAGGAGTTCATGAAACAGTACGTGACGGTATTGAGAAATACGATTTATTTTCCGAGCAAGCAATGGCTGGAAGCGGACTACGACCGTGCGTTTGGTATCTTGGCGCATGAATACGTCCATATGGTGGATAGAAAACAGAAGCCACCTTTCATTTTTGAGCTTCAATATATATTCCCGCAGGTTCTTGGCGTCTTTGGTTTGCTTTCTTTTCTGTTTATTGTTCATCCCCTGTTTGGTTTGTTTAGCTTGTTTTTTCTTGCCCTATTTCCGCTTCCGTCTCCGTGGCGTTTAAAGTACGAAATAAACGGATACGCCATGAATGCATGGATTAATAGCCGGATCGGTGGGTTTAATTTGGAAAAATTTTCGATGCACGTTGCAGAATTGCTTTCTGGAAGCGAGTACTATTACACGGCGTATAGTGTGTTTCTTGTGCAAGAACAGTTTGTGAGGGAATACGCGCATTTATCCATAGAACATCCCGCATTTCAAAAGGTGAAGCAATGGCTGGATCAGCTGGAAAAGTAATGTTATCTCCAACAAAGGTCGATACCTTTAATGGGTGTCAACGTCTATTTTACTACCGGTATGTCTCTCCTCCTTTTGTCCCTCCTGAAGCAAAACCGCTGTATCTTGGAAATGTAGTTCATTCGATTCTTCAGACGTTCCATGAGCGGGTTCTCAAAGGGCGATTGGATCTTCTTTACCATCGTGTGCAAGTGAACGTGATGAGCACTGCTTTCCGAGAAGCTTACGAAAAATACAAGATGGAAGAGCGATTGCATAAGGGATTTATTACAAGGCAGGATCTCCTTGAAATAAAAATGATGCTAAAGAACTATCTCCGTTGTTACTTGCCTTCGTTGCCTTCTTTTCCGTGTGTGCATCAGCTTGAAAAGCTTGCGACCTTTAAAATTGGACCTGTTCCCGTGCGATTGAAAGCAGACCGAATCGACAAAATAGGGAATCATTCGTACCGTGTGGTGGATTACAAAACGTCAAAGACTGTCCCGTCGGATAAGGCGCATATGGACTCTGTTCAGATTCAGTCCTATGGGATTATGATACGATCGTTGATTGACCCAGAAGCCAGCGTGATGGGAACCTATATCTATCTCAAGCATCTGGGTGGAAAGACAGGTTTGAAAAGCTACAGGATAAGCGATGAAATGATGGCTGACACGGTGAAAAAATATGAGAAAATTTATGATATAATAAACAATGGCTGCAAGTATTTCCCTAACCGGAAGTACAAGTATTGTGGACCATTCTGTGATTTCCGGTTGGTTTGTATTCGGGACGCTGAGAAGCTTATTAATAAGGAGGAATCCCATGGGTTTTTACAAAACAGGTGAAGCTCCCATTGTGGAGATCTATTGTTCCTGTGGCAAGAAAATTCAGGGAAATGAAAAAAAGTGCGAAGAATGCAAGTCCAAGAAAACTAACAAAGAAAAACCCGAGCGTTCTACACAAGTTTAAGTACATTATGCAAACTGGGATAACATTTTTCCTGTGGAGATTCACTAACACAGGAGAAATTATCCCATGCCTTTCTTCAAAACTGCAAGCTCTCCCATCCTGGGTGTTTATCAAAGTTCTGGCCGATTCGTAAAATGTGCTGCTCAACTGGCAAAGTTTGCACAAGAAGAAGATGCCCGTGTGCGACAGGCCATCAATCTTTTTGCCAAAGGACATCTGGGTGCAATCTCCAAGATCTACAGTCTCTCGGAAAATCCGGATGACTATATCTTTCTTGTCGCCCGTGCGCTGACTGCCGATGTTCCAAACAACAATGGGGATAACTTCCAACATGAGGAGCTGACCCGTTTTTCTCCAGACCATCGTTGTCTTGTTTATGAAACCTTCCGAAATGATCCGCTCTTTATTGAGCACGCCGCCGACGACCCGAAGACTGCACGGGGCTACCTCCCGGATGCCCATTACGTGACAGGAAACACAAAGGACAGACATGTTCTCACTGTTGTTGCCGTGGACACGACAAAGGACGAACCCTATTCCAAGTCTTTATTGAACGGGGAAGCCGATGCATTCTCGATGGGATGCATCTGTGAAGCGGTGGAGTGTTCCTATCCTCCGTGCAAGAAGATTGCTTACTCGGATAAGGAACTCTGTGATCATCAAAGACATTACAAGATGACTAGAATTGCGGGTCATCTTATCTATCAGAACTGCCTGGGTGTGGAATACAAGGAGCTCTCCGGTGTTGGAAGCCCAGCGGATCCAACGGCTGTAGCGCAACTCTTCCTTCGCTATGCTGCAATGAAATCAAAGAAGGCTGCTACGGAGAGCGAATTCAATCTGATCTCCAGGATTCTTTCGGAGACCGATGCCTTTGAAGTCAGTCGTTTCTTTCATGCCAATGCCAATAAACTCCCCGATGCGATGCTGAGACTTGCCGATAAACTGTTCTAACGTTTGTTAACTTACGTATATCTTCAACTTTAGAATCTAAAAAAGGAGTTGTACACATGGATGGACTTCGATCAGATATTGTCGCCAAAACGTCGAAATTTATAAAGCGTGCTCAGCAGGTGCCTCCTCCGGCACCTGGCGCTCCTGCTCCTACACCCCCGCCAGGAGGTGCTCCTCCTGGCGGGGCAGTCCCCCCTCCGATGCCAAAACCTCCGATGCCGACTCCGGGTTTGGCTCCTGGAGCGCCCCTTCCGAAAAGCCGTGAGGAAATGGAAGGGGACGTCCAGAAGAAAATTGAACGGGAGAAGCGCGATGAAGCCAAGCTGGATACGCTCGGGGATGACGTGAGCGAAGTCAAGGACCAGCTGAAGACGATGACGGAAGCGCTCATTCAAATGAAACGGGTCATCGAGAAGAATCTGACGGGGGAGAGCGATCTCGAAGAGAAGTTCAAGGTGATGAAGGAAAAGGAATCAGAGGGCGGGATGACAAAAATGAGCCCTGAAGACTTTGGTTTAGATAAAAAAAATCTCATTGTGAGTACGGAGGATCGCATGATTAACGAGGCTGACAAGTTGAGACTTGCTCGGAAAGAGCGCATCTCGAATCTGGAAGAGAGCATGAATCTTCCCAAGGAGAAGGACTACAAGCAGAATGTCGTTCCTCCTTCGGTGGATAAGAAACCAAAGGAAGATACCATTCCTGACATGTTCAAGCTCCTGGCGCTTGAGCTGAGCGACGATGGAAATCAGTGGTCTCTCTTCAACAAGAAGACCAACGAGGTCTATTACACCATCGATGCGAGCACAAGCGAGGACAAGGAAACATTCAAGACGAAGAAGTTCGCAGAGGGTATTGTCCACGACATCAAAGATCTGGGTCTGGACAAGGCAATGGATAAGTACAAGGGCAAACCCATGGGGAAGCCCGATGAGAAACACGAAGAGAAGCATGAAGAGAAACCAGGGGACCATGGGGATAAGAAAGTCCTCTTGAAGATGCCGAAGAAAGAAGATGTCAAGGACAAGATCGAAGATAAGATCGAGGACAAGAAAGATCTTTTCGATCACAAAGGCGCGTTGAGTGATGTCAAGCGGCGTTTCATTCGTGCGTTCAGGCTGGCGCTCACGGCGCAAAAAAAGAATCTGATTGACAATCCGCTCAAGGCTGCATGGTTCGATTCTTTGAAGAGTCTCGACATTGGGGACCCAACCCATCTCATCGAAGCCGTGTTCAGCAAGGCATCCGACGATCAGTTCGAGGTGGCGCTTCAGAAGACCGAGGAGCTCCTTGGGATGACGGATGAAGCCTTTGTGGAAGCAGAATCGATGATTGGGCAGCTCGATACTTCCTTCCCGAAGGAAGCTCCTGTGACAGCATCCACAAAGACGCAAGCCGAAGAGCTTCGCCGCCGTGCGACAGCGGGATCGCTCCCGGTGAACACGCAGACCACGGAGAACGAGAACAAGTTCTCGTACCTCTCGGACATCCTCCCGCGTCCGAGGATGCCGAACCTCCCGGCGCTCTTCAAATCCTGAAAAACGAAAAGGTTTGTTTTGAACATAAACTAAACTTTTCTTTGTAAGGAGATGCCCAATGTTAGACAAAAAAAGAGGCTATGCGTATCACCGTCCGTTCTACACCGTTGACCCCAACGCGACGATCTATGCTGGAATGGTGGCGTTCCTTGTTCATTCCGGTGGCGTGGACATTGCAACCGTGGCAGCGAGCGGCACGGTGCCTATCGGAACGTTCTGGAAGGACAAGTCCAACGGTTACGTGAAGAGCACGATCGAGACCAGGACCTTTGACGCGACAACGAATCTTTTGACGTTGACCAAAGGTAACGTCCTCTCGACGGCGAATGTCAAGGTGACGGACAGCACAGGCGCTACGACCTATACCCAGGGCCTTGACTACACGGTCAACACTGCAAACGGTATCCTGACAAACCTCCTGATTGGGATCGCCGCTGGCGCCACGGTCATCGTGTGGTACAAGTACTCGCTCCTTGCTTCCCAGCTCTATCAGGACAATGCCTCAACGAAGTGGTCGTCAGGTGCGAACTACAACAACGGAACCGATGACACCCAGGGATCGAGCAAGATCACGATCGCTGAAGGTGACGCAAAGATCTATACCGATCAGTACGACGTGACGCAGGTGTACAACCTGAATGACGCGCTCCGTTCGGATGCGAATAGCCTCTGGACGACCGCTGCTTCCGCTTACTCGACATGCGGGCGTGTTCTTCGCGTCCCGACGGCGAGTGACCCGTTCTTGGGTGTCCAGCAAGTGACCGTGACTGCTTAGTCCTCGAATAAATAAACCCTATCAAGGAGGAATCTGATGAATTTGAACCCCTATCTCAAAAGTGCCAACAAGAAGTATGTTGACCGGAAAACGGGGGAGCCCTTTAACCCGTTCGCTACCGGGCGGAAGTTGAAGAGTGGCGGGATCGAGACGTCTGCAAGCCAGCGCATGTTCAATAGCGATGGCGTCCTGAACGCGGATAGCAAAGAGGACGCGCTCGGGAAGATCCAGACGATCCTCGATGGGATGGCTACCGGGTCCTACGACATCGAGCGTGTGGCCTCCTACGAGAACTCGTACAGCCCGGATGAGAAGGAAGCCCTCCTCCGCGAAGCGTTTGCCGACCCGGGTTCGGAGGGCTTCCGCCAGGTCGGACAGAACCTCCTGAACCCCGTCAAGGAAGTCCTCGACTACGAGGGGCTCTCACGGAAGTTCTTGATGCAGCGCACCATCAAACAGGGCGAGACCTTCCGCGTTGACAAGGATGTCTACGTGGTGGGCTGGACCATCGCCGAGGATGGACAGACACCGCAGAGCGTGGTGCCGGGCGCCTACTTCTTCCCTCCCGAGTTCGAGGTTACTGCTTACCCGAGTATAGAGCTGAAGGACAAGTACCGGGCGCAGTATGACATCTTGGGCCGCGCTCAGGACCGCGCCCGGATGGCTATCGAGTACCAAGAGGACCTCGCGTTTGTGAACCTTGCCCAGGTCTCCTCGGGGCAGGTGAACACGGCGACCGCGTTTGCGACCTTGAACCTGGCAGCGCTGGAGTCGATGCGCTACCAGATCGAGCGGCACCGTCTCCTCTGTCAGCTCTTCCTGATCCACAGGCAGGAAGTGTCGGACCTCGTGAACACCGTCTCGACGCAGGTGGATCCCGTGACCCAGCGTGAAGCTATCATGGCTGGGTTCATCGCGAGCATCCTCAATGCGTACATCGTGACCACGGCGGGCACGAACACGTTCGAGATCCTGCAGCCGGGTGAAGCGTATGCGCTGACGGACCCCGAGCATCTCGGCGTGATGGGGACCCGTGTGGAGCTCTTCAGCGAGCCGGTCAATGAGTACATGTTAGGGAACCCTCGGCAGGGCTGGTTCTGGTATGAGTTGATCAGCCAGAGCATTCACAACCCGGCTGGCGTTGCCTACGGCCAGAAAACCTCCTAACAATTTCTAGCAAAAAAGGAGGTCGTTATGAGCGTGGATAAAAAGGCAGTTCAAAAAGAGCTGGATCTTGCCGCTGACGAAATGGAGCGGCTTGGATACATGGATCTGGCAGGCCATGTGGATAAGTACAATAACCGCATGGTGGAAGCGAAATCGGGAGAGGTTGCTACCATCTACAGAGCGCTTCAAAATATTTGTGTTGAAGCGGAACGTCGTGTCAAGAACACAAATTTTGAGAAGCCTCTGATCGATTCCGATGCTGTTCGTGCCAGAATCGCCATGATCCGAAGGAAGGCGTTTGCGAAGAAACTTGCTGAGAAAAAGACAGCACAGGAAACTCCTCCGCCGGAGAAGCAGGAAACGGAAGAAAAAAAGGAAGAGCTTCCTCCTGATGCCGCTGCAATCAAAGCAAGACTCGATCGGATCCGCCGTCTGAAGACTTCCAAGTAGCTCTCCTAAACTTCGCATAAAAACAATAATTAATTCCAATTGCTATTCGATTGCTATAATCCTATACTGGCAGTTGAACGACAACGAAAACGAGGAGAAAGAAATGAAAACAGTCATCAAAAAAAAGAAACATCATGAATTTGACACCTCCGATCTTTTGTCTTCCCGCTTGACCCTCAAACGTTTATTCGATAAAAATGAGGAGATCTGGGTCAAGAACATGTCGCATAAACTTATGCATGGAGGCAAGTCTGCCAATGTGACCTTGCAGGTTGGGACACCACCCCTGATCGAGCCGGTTGTGATTCCTCCGGGAGAGGACCCTGTGTGTTTGACGGATCAGGCGGATATGCCGTCTCTCAAGACGTGCCGCGATCTGATCAAGCACGTCAGGAGTGGATGCTTGGAGCTCCTGGATCCCAAGAATGCACATGTTTACTATCAGCAAAATAAGGACAGAAAGAAGGTCGTTCAGCGTAAGATCGAAGATTTTCTTCTGAGGCGTGCTCCTCTTGACACAAAACCGGGTGTGCCAAGAAAAGTGGAAGGTGGGCCAATCCAGGTGAATGCCAGAATCGGGGACATCTGTCAGAAGTCCCGGCATGGTATCATCGGAGAACGGGACGCGATCCAGACGTTAATGGAGACAGAGGCGACAATCACCGTGGACGATTGCAACTACCTTCTCAAGAACGGTGTGTTCAAAGAAGTAAAGCGTTGGGCGTCGAGACGACTCGACCAACTCTTGGATCAGGCGACACCGAGAGCATAAAAGATCAATGGGGGGTGGCTATCCACCCCCCTTAAGGAGCAATCATGGCGGGTCCAACTTTAGGGATTCAGGCAGTATGCACATTGACGGTCGGAGCGAGTGGTGGCTCGGACTCCCAGAGTGTTCTTCCCGTCCGTTCGAACGCTCCTTTCAAGAACCTTTCTCTTTCGATTGTTCCTTGTGGGGACCCCTCTCCTTATCAAGTCTCTGTCTATCATGACGGAGAGATCGTGGAGCAGCATAGTTTTCCGGACGCGAACGGACGTGTCGTGTGCCACATGTCTTTTCCCAATGTGATTTTCCCTGCGAATACAGGAACGGACACCATCCCAGCTTACTACAACACGAGCAGACATTATTTTCCTGGGATTCCTGTCCGGGTGACGATCGATAACTATGATTCCAGACCGAAGTCTTTTTATGTATATGCTTGCTTCGAGGCGTTTGAACCTTGCGCATTCCAAAAGCTTTCTCCAGAGGTGTGACCATGCCTGTATTCCTGACCGCGCAAAAATATAAAAGCTTGGTGAACGAGCTTTACGGAAACTATATTTTCCCGGAGGAGCACAGGAAGGGTTGGATGGCTTTCTGGGAAGCGAACAATGGGGACATCGAGAAGATCCTCAAGTTTGCAAAGTCTGCGGATATTGTGCATCCAGAAGAATGGGCGGATAGTCTCTATGTCTTTCTTTTTGGAACCTTCTGGGGAAATCCCAAGCTTCTGATTCAGGCATCCTCTAAAGGGTTTGATTCCTTTCTTGTGCAGGTTGCGAAGAACCATGAGAACACACCAAAGACCAAAGCTTGGTATCATCAGCATGGCGTGACCCAGGCTCAGTTCATTACCGCAATCCAGGCTGCTTCGGAAATTGCTGATCTCAATCAGTCGATTTCTTATGTGAACGCAAGGATCCCGAGCCTTGGATTTTATCTTTATTCAGAGTTTCTTCTTGCAAAAACAAAACAAAAGGACGAGATCAAGAGCGTTGCTTCCAATATGAACGAGGAAGCGTTCCAGATGGAATGCGACGCGATTGAAGAATATCCAGAAGCGCTCTTTACGAAAGGGGCAAAAGTAACGCACGCTTTCTATCCGGACACGTTTACAGTGGAGAAGTTTGACCCGACATCCCAGGTCGTGGAAGCGAAAAGAGAAGACGGATCCACGGTCTATTTTACCGATGGCTGGAATCTGTCTCGGTCATGCATGTTCCTGTTTTAGTACAGCAGCAGTTCGATTGTAATGACCTAAGCTTTACGGCTTATCTCATGACAATGGGCGCAACCCTCCTTCAGGCAAAAAAGCTTGGAGGACTTTATGTTTTTTCCCTTGAATTGAATGGACTCAATGTTACCACACTCAAGGTGCAGTTTGCAAATTCGGAAATAGCGAAATTTGATCAGGCGGTCAAGAATTTGAAGAAGATTATTTATTCGGGTAGAACGCGACACTAGAGGTTCTCCGATGTACGATCCAAAAACAGTGGACATTGCCTCCGATGAGTTCTTGAAAGCGGATTATATTGTCCTTGCGAATATTACCCATCCGAAGTTTACAACGACCCTTGAAGTCTATATGTGGAATCAGGCAAAAAATCACGCAACGGAAGGGATAGTGGACGAGATCTTTGGCTGTGTTTATCTGATGTTGTTTGACAGGGACATCAAATTATTGGACAGGCAGGAGGACCTTCTCAACATTATCAAGGCTGCAGTCGTTACGGAATCACCCGATAAGGACGTTCACATCGAGACATTCGATAATCAGCAGGATGCGAAAGATCTTTATGAGAAGTTAGACGATAAGTATTTGAAGTATCTTCAGGAGGAATAAATGGCTTGTATGCGGGTGGATGCAGAAGAGGTATTGCTAAGGGCAGGACGGCCTTTGCGCTACTGGTATATGAATATCGCACAGGTTATTGAAAAGATGCAAGATAGAGATCTTGGGATGTCCCCAGAAAGTAGCCATTTACAGATTATACAGCATTATGCAGAACAGCTAGATAAAGCTATTGATGCTTTTAATGAATTGATTTCTCCTTATAATCTCGATGGTACAATTGCTCCTGCTGCAGATGAGGAGGAGTGTAAATTAGCCTTTGATATGGTTGTCTATCAAATAAAGCGTTGGTGAAACATGGTCTTTCGTAGCGCTTCTTTGATTCCGGGACGTGGATGGGTAGCTAATGTTGCCCTTGATGAAACGGAAAACTATAATATTGGAGACGAAATTAGTATCGGTAAAATCCGCTGGAAAATACTGGGTGTGGAAGTGAATTGCCCGTTTGGTAAAGTAGACAGACAACATGTCGGTTTGGTTCTGAATCCGATAGAACTAGAGATACCCTCCAAGTAACCTTTTCTCAACATTACTAAAAAATTTGGATGTAAAATAAGAGGGTGGAGGTGCTACCATGCCTAGCAAGAGTTTTACCGACTTCGAGATGTTGCGTAAAGGCCAGACGGAATACATCACGATTTTTTGTAGAGATCCTGCGACGGAGGATTTGACCGACGTTGTGGGTACATCTACTTTCTCCTTAGTAAATTTGAGCGATGATTCTACTATTTTGAGCGAAAGTTTTACTGCAGGAGGAAGTACCCACGTTGAGCATCCTGCAGTTGGAACTTATCAATACGTGATGAATACGACTACCTACCCTGATGAGTATGTGGCTTTCTTCCGGTGTGTTCTTTCTGGAGAGGTTGTGAATAATAATATCTATACAAAAGCGGTTTCTGCTAAATACTTTGCGTATGCAGCACAACTACGATCCATTGTGGATAAAGCGAGAAAGAACATCACCGATCAAATTGAGAATATGGACAGGTTGTCGTCCGAGCCTAAAATTGATTTTTATTATGGCGTGTCCGATCCGCATTTGATGTCGTACCTGGAAAGGGGGATCTCGATGCTAAACATTATCCCTCCTTACACAAATTTGACGGTGGATACTTTTCCGTTTACTTCTTATAGCTCAGTACTCCTGGACGCTGCGACTTTGGCGTATGCGGTGAGCCAAGGGATTTTTGCAATCGATACTGATTTCAATTATTCGCTGGGTGGGAATAGCTTTGTGATCGATCACTTTACAAAGTTGAATGCGTTTTGGTCTGCCTTCATTGCTAATTTTACAAAGAGTGCTACCTCGTTCAAAGCTCAATATAGAAGCAAGGGCACAGTTCTTTATTGCTGGATGCCCGGCGGAGTCCGGAGCGCGCGCCTATTGACGGCCCTTCCATCAACTTTTTTTTCCCGTCTCTACTCTGCTGCAATGGTTTGATTTTCAAAGACAATTTGACTTCCAAGTTTATCCTCAACATTAGCGCAAGATTATTCTTGACACCAAAAACTGTTCCTGCTACAGTGATATTACAAGGAGGAAGATTTCCTCTATGTAACTGTTTTGAAAGGAGATACGATGCTTTGTGAAACTTGTGGCAGGGAACTGACGGATCAACAAATCAGGTGGGCAATCCGAAATAAGAGTAAGCACTTTTATTGTTCAACGACTTGTTGGGGAAAACGCCAAAGAAAGCATAACTACGATGACAAATTTTTGGACACTGATTCTGACTTATCGGCTTATTTTACAGGATGGTTCGTTGCTGACGGACATTTTTCTAGGTCCGACAAATGCATCCATATGACTTGTGTAGACAAGCAGCTTGTTGACGATTTTTGTAAAATGATTGATTACGAGAATGTTATTCATGAACGTTACAAACCTATTACTGAAAAAACAAAAAAATTATCTGTTGAGTACAGCTTTCTATTGGGTGGAAATGTACGAAAACGAATTGAAGAAATGGGGTACTCTCCTGGAGTAAAGACCGGGAAAGAGTTTTTTCCATCCAGATTTTATAATAAAGAATGGTTCTTTCCATTTTTGCGAGGTTTTATTGATGGTGACGGTACAATCCGTGTGGGTCAAAGAGGGGATTTGTTGCTGTCAGTTGTTAATGCGTCATTTGAGTTATTAGCAGATATACATTTATATCTACTGGATAACGAAGTTGTCAAAGGAGGAAGTTTAAGTAAAGTAAAAATTACTAAAAAGAATAAGAGAAAGACTACTATTTATAGCCTAGGTTTTGGGCATAAGGATTCTATTAGTATTTGCGACCGTATGTATGAAGACCCTACGATTATGCTGGAGAGAAAGTGCGGTATGTATTTAGCTGGAAAAGAGTTTATCCTTTCTGTTGTTCCTTATGAAGAGTATACTCCTTGTCAAGCGTTCGGATGCGAAAAAGAAGCTAAGATTCGTGGCTATTGTAAACAGCATTATGATGAAAAATACCGTCGGTGGTATAACGCTAGTCATAGGAACGAACTAAATGAAAAAAATAAGAAATGGCAATTAATTAATCGTGACTTCTATTTAGCTCGTAGACGCCGTTGGTATCTAAAAAATGCTGAAAAAGAAAGACAACGTTCAAAAGCATGGAAAGATGCCAATCCTGAAAAAGTGAAGTTAATGAAAGATAATTATCGGGAGAATAACCGTGACAAAGTAAACGAATACAAGCGTTCGTATAGAGAGGAGCATAGCGAAAAAATTAGAGAGCAGGAAAAGGCTTCTTATCTGCGAAATAAACAACAAAAGAACCGGCACAGTCGAGAATACTACCAAAAAAACCGTGAGAAGGTGTTGGCTCAAGCCAAGGAGTACCGAGACCGCCCAGAAGTAAAAGAACGCAAAGTGCAATACTGTAAGGACTACGAAAATAAGAACAAGGAAAAGCAGCAGGAATACCGCCGCCAATATTACTACCGCAAAAAAGCCGAACGCGAATCTCTCCAAGACTAAATTCTGATAAAAACGTAACTTAATCAATCCCACCCTCTTTCTCTTACAATCAGATCTTGATGTAATCCTTCCAAAAAGGATACTAAAATGGAGCAAGATGGGTTTGTCGCGCTTGTCGATGGGATCCGTCAAATTTTTTCAGACTACAGGAGCGCCTGGTATCTGGGGTGTACGACCCTGTGTTATTTATTTATTCAGGTCCTCCGTGGCAAAGCTGGATTCAGTATCCCCTGGCTCACCAAAAAAATAGAGTCGATGCCGAAAGAATTCAAGACCTATGCAATCGTTGGCATCTTCGGTCTGACCGGTTTTCTCGGGACCTTTGCCGGTTCCCCCGTCAGTGTGGGAGCGCTGCTGGATGGATTTTTGAAGGGACTCGCGGTTGGGATAGGGACAATTGGCACGCGGAATGTGTTGAAACAAGGGATTGAGGGAGTGAAGTCTTTGAAAGAACCTAAAGTGGAGGAACCTAAATAATGTCTACGATGTACTTCGAGTGGGGTAACTTGATGGGGGGCATGACCCCCAGTGGCGCTCCGGTGATTCCTGCGGCTGCTCCTTATGGACCACCTGAAGAATTCTCAGGGACGCTGGGTGCGGGTGTGACGACGATCACATTCACGCAGAGAACCAAGCGTGTCACCATCCGAAATACCCATGACACACAGATTCTGAACTACTCTCTTGACGGAGGCGCGACATGGTTCGTCTCTGGTCCGTATCAAGTGGTTCAGGAATGGGTCAATATCACTAATCTTCAACTGCGACCTGCTGTTGCAGGTGAGACCCCAACGTATGAAATAACGGCAGTTCTTGTTGCGTAAAAAGGGACCAGACATGAGAAAGCTATTTTGGACACTTGTAGCCCTTTGCGTTTGTAGCGTTGCTTACGGGCAAGCCACGCAGCAAGTTTATTCGCGAATCCGGGATGCAACCAACACGGTTGCAGTGTCTGCTGTTGGACAGCTCACGCTCACGATGCCAGTCACGACGTATGCACTGGCTGTAGCTTCTGGAGTTTATTATTATGACGGAGTCAATCTCAGGCGTTGGTCTGGATCGACCCTGGGATCGGATAATGTTGTCGCTACCACGTATGCACCTTACTCCATGGCGTTTGGTTATTCTTATGATGGGGCTGCGTGGGATCGGATCACGTCAACAACGGCAGCGGATAATTTATCGTCTACGCAGCAGGGGCTGAACACCCTGAGTTATAATTTATTTTACAATGGAACGAATTACCAGCGTTGGACAGGTGTTGCAACACATGCCGATGCTGTTCCAAAGACGACGCCTTCTCCGTGGGTAGGGAACTTCAACTACGTCCTTCATGGCGTAACGTGGGATATGCAGACGGCTTCGACATCGGCGGACAACCTGTCTGCAACGCCACAGGGGATTGACAGTATTAGTTATACGCATTTCTTCTCATCGGATGGAGTTCCAGCGTTCAGAAGATGGACGGGATTGGTGACGCAGGTTGATGCCCTCACGAATGCGACGGCTGCACCTTTCGTTGCGAACTTGTCTTACGTCTTGCATGGAAGCACATGGGACAGGATGACCGCCATTACGTCTGCGGATAACATCTCCGCGACGCCACAGGGACTTGAAGTGATTGATTACATGCATTACTTCAACGGGACGAATCATCAAAGATGGACTGGAGAGACATGGGATTCTGGTTTGGCGATTACGAATGCGCCACCTGTGATTGCTCTTTCTTCATTTTATAATGGATCCAACGGGCAGTATCTTCAAGGATCGAAACTCGATGGTGAAACTGTAGCCAACTCCACTTACGCTCCGCATGGAAAGAACTTCTTATATGGATATGACGCTACGGCAGCTACTTGGCGCTGGATAAACGCGGCAGATTCTCAGGCTGATGGTAAGGCTACAACATTAAATGCACTGGATACTACCTCGTTTCTCTATGCATATAATGCTGGCTCTGCTGCATTTAATATGCTTAGGTTGGGTGCATACAATGAATTGTACGTTACAGATGTTGCTGTGAGGCCAGGGGAGGATCCGGCCAATGATTTTGTCAAGGTAAAAATCGATGCGGTTGGGACTACTGCGCCCGACGCTACTGTAGGGACTGCCGTTACTGGTGGCGCCGGTCTTACGATTGTTCTTGCCAGCCGTGATGTTTCTCAAGATATCAATTGGTGCATTTACCTTAAGAACACAGACGGGGTTGATCCGTTTACTAATGCGGAAGTAGAAACTTCACCGGATAATGCGGTTTTTTCGAGCTTGGGTTGGTTTAGCTGTGATACATTGGCTGCTGGCGCTGTGTGCAATTTTTGCACTTCAGGATCGGCCTATAAATATGTTCGTGCAAGAGTTGCCAGTGCAAACGATGTTACGGTAACCTCTTATTTCTTTGGTAATCGTAATTAGCTAAATATTTTCAAGTTACGATGTATCATCGAAAGCAATACAAAAAATTTGAAACTGATTCACAAAAATAATTGTATATAGGATTAGACCAGTAGATGATCAAAAATAGAGAGGTGACAAATGCCTTTTCCTGTGGATAACTTTTCTTATATTAACTCCATCTGGCTCCCGCGTGTCCGTTACCTCCAAAGTGTTCGGACAGACTTTTCAGACGCCGGTGCTGTGACGCTTGCGACTGTGACGGGATCGGTTGAAATCGAACGCATTATTATCAAGTCAACCGCAGTGACGACGGTCAATCTGACGAGTGTTGCTTGCACGGGTGGATCGGCAGATGTGGTGACATTCATCGATGCGATTAGCGGTGCCAGAGCAAATATAGCAGCAGCAGATCAACAGGTGGTGTGGCAAGGAAGCGTTGAGCTTGGAAATGCTGCATTGATCCGTTTGACATTTGTCGGTGGTGGGCACACGGCGGTTGCATTGTTGGCAACGATCCGCTACCGCGCAATTACTTCTGGCGCTGGTTTGGCGTAAGGAGATAAATTATGGGTTCACAGCAAGATGGACGGACGCTAGTCAATATTTCCATTGACGACTTGGTGTCTCTTGCGCTGGTCGCTATCAAAGGAGTTGATGGCGTAGCGTCAGGGACTGGGTTGGCCCGTATCGGTGGCACGGACGGCACCTTAGATCAAATTCTGAGCATGGATTCTTCTGGTCATCCTGTCACGAACAGAAACTGGACGATTGCAGGGGAGGATATCGTCAACAGTTGGACCACCACGCGGATTGGCGCCCATGTGGTGTTGACTGGAACTGCTGCGGTGGCGGTCAACGGGGCAGCGGTAGAAGTGATGCCGTCCGTGGACGTGAGTTATTACGAAGAAGTCAGCATCAATATTTACAATATTGGGAATCCTTTAACAAACTGCATCGTATCTGGATCGAACGACAACACCCGTTGGGTGTCTTTGATTCCGATCTATGGAGTGCTGGAGACCGCGTGCATTACATTAGCAAGTGGTCTTGCTGGGTGTGCGTGGTTGAGCACTGGATTTCCGTTCAAATATGTCAAGCTTCAATGTTCTTCTGGTGCTGCAACGTCGGTGACTTATTATTTTTACGCCAGGACGTGAGAGGAAGCCATGGCATTAGAAAATGTGCTTCATGCGCCTTTGATTGGAGTGCGGACTTCTTTTGTAGGTCTATGGACCGTCTGTGAATATTCCAATATTACAAATGCTGCGGGCGACCTTATTGACACAAGTGGTTCTTTCACTTGGCCCAATGGAACAGTGAAGGCTCAGCATAATCTAACGGCAGCAGGAGCACCAGGGCAGGTAAACACTTCCATTATGAAGAACGACGGGAACCTGGCACAAGCAAGGTCGTTTAACGGGTCTACACAAATATATGATAAGGCGTATCATTCTAACTTTGCTATACTAGCTGGCAATGTTACAGCAACAGTGGTTTTTTCTCACGCACATTCCGATGCTACTATTAGGCCAGTTTGGGGTAATAACTCTGGAAACACCGGTTTATACGGAAGAGTAAATACTGGAGGATATTCTGTAGTTGTTGGTGTTGGAACTGGTCAGGTAGCAGTAGGTTGGACATCTGGAACTACAGGTGATTCAAAATATCACGTAGGTCAGTTTGTCAAGATTGGTAATGTAGGATATGTTATAGTTGATGGTGTAAAATCTGTTGGAGTAAACCTTACAGGAGCTACAAGTAGCGCAGTTGGTTTTGCTCTTGGTGCACTTAGACAAGGTTCTTCTAATACCTTTGCTGGCAATGTTCCTTACTTCCGTCTCGACGCAGAAGCACTCTCTGATGAGGTGTTAGAATTCCAATGGATGTGCCTTTTAGGTGCTGCTACCTATAGTCCTTCTTATGCACCAGTTTTATATACTCGCGCGGCTAATTCAAATGCATTATCATCTTACAAACAAATCTTAGGTAAGTTATATCAAGTCGCGGCAAATAATCCAAGAGTAGGTACTGATAGTCTGTTGATAGAAGAGACAAGAACTAACTATTGGACGTATTCGCAGGCATATACAGGTTGGGGTTTGGCAAATCTAACGATGCCGAGTGTGAATAATCCAAGCCCAGACCCAAATTCAAATACTGCTGCAATATTACACGAATCTGGTGCTGGAGACGTAGCTCACCAATTCGCCCCAGGTAGTTCACTACCATGGATTGCTAATGAAAAGAATACAGGTTCATTATATATAAAATCTATCAACCGTAGTTGGGTATATATCAGAATCTATTCCGCAACCCTGGGTTTCAGTTATACTTGGTTCAACATAACAATCGGAAAAGTTGGAACAAAAGCGGCAAGTCATGCTGCAAGAATAACACCATTGGCAGATGGTTGGTTCCGAATTGAGGTAACTCTATCTACTGGTGTAAATGAAAATGTTGGGTTTTCTTTCTTTGTAGCCTCGGCGGATAATACACTAACATTTGATGCAGGAGCAGGGCAAGATTCTATCTATGTTTGGCAACCACAACACGAAGTAGGAGCACACGCAACAAGTCCAATCCTTACAACAACAGCCGTCGCAAGTCGTTCTGCCGATGACTACACACTTAGGCCCTGGGAACTAAACACTGCTCTTCTGTTAGGTTCTGAAACTTGGTATACAACTTTTGAACAAGACGTGGCAAGTTTAGGTACTGTATCATTAGGTGGCAAAACTTTTACTCAAGCGGGCGACGTAAAACACGTTAGAATGCCTGACTTGAAACACTATTACGACTTTGACGGAACAGGGGATTATCTAAGTATAGCAGACAATTCTTTCAACCCTGCGGGAAGTTTTAGTGTAGTTATGGCTATTACTCCTTCTGTTTTGACTGCAGCAACTACTTACTATACTGCTTCCAAACTCGGTGCTGTTGGTAACCGAGGATGGTCGTTATGGGCATATGGGACATCTGTTTATATTGATATTTCAAAGGATGGAACTACTCAGAATAACATATCCAAAGCATCTGCATTGACTGTTGGTAAAACAAGTCTTATAACTGCTACCTATACATATAGTGGACATCCTGATTTGACAGATAGCAGGTTGGATATTTATGTTGATGATTTAGTGGTTGCTTCTAAGACAGATTGTGTTGGCCCAGTATTTTCGTCAACTGCATCTTTTCAGATAGCAACTGTCGGTGGCTCAAATTCCCTAAACGGCAAACTCCACTTCCTCTCCTTCCACAACGGAACTGTGTTGACCCAAGCACAGCACAACGAACTCTATGCCAGGATGAAGACTGGAGGTATATTACCACTCACAATATCTTCCGCGAGTTATTATAAAAAACTGTTGATAGAATTTGAGGCTAAGGCGTTATATTCAAGTTCTGCTGATATAGGAATGACAAGATCTCTTTTGTCTATTGCAGGAATGACAGGTATTGTTGATGGTGAACACTCTGCGGAAATAGATAGAAATGTTATCCATGTCCTAATAAATAGTCAGGGAAAGACATATGTATTCACTTATGATAAGGATACAACAAGTAGATATCTTGCCTCTGCCGCAAATTATGTATCTTGGTCTTCTTGGCATAAGTATCAGGTATATCTTGATACTGCTAATTTGGCCAACTCGTATCTGAAAATAGATGGTGTCAATATTACAACTGAAACGTCGGCAAACTGGACGGGTGCTACAACATTCTATTTAGAGAATACTAAAATTCGGCTTGGACAGAATTACGCAGGAGTAGTAAGTAGTAATGCTAATCTTAGAAACATAAGGATCGCCTGTGATACATAAAGGTTTGCTCAGAACGCAGCAGGAACCGTTACCTTAGACGGGAACTTAGCGAACGAATTTGTCACGAATAGGAGAATGTCATGTCGATTCAAATAAACGGAATTGAAAAATCTGAGTCGAACCAGCTCACCCGCGCTCGTTTTCTTCAGGTTCCAGTCACCGCCGCTGCCAATGCTGCCAATGTTCTGCTGGCAACTGTCGGTGCAGGAACGGTTGTCCGCATTGAAGGTGTGATTGTTAAAACCACCGGCGTTACGACGATGGACCTTTCGAGTGTGGCTATCCGTGCAGGCGCGGCAAAGGTTTTTGTGTTTATTGACAATACCGTGGGTGCAAAAGTCAACCTTGACGTTGCAGACGAGCAAGTAGCATGGATTGGATCTGCAGAACTTGGCGCTGCATCCACAATTTATATGGACTTGACTGGAGGTGACGCCACACCTGTAGCAATGCTCGTAACGATATTTTATAGAGTGGTATCAGGCGTGAACGGTTTGGCGTAATCCCTGGAGGAGAGCTACCATGGACTATTTATGTGGCCGGAACGTTGTCGAGAAGAACCTCAGTTCTGCTACCTACGTTGCCCCTGACTTGTTAGACGGTATTGCGATTGCCGCTGTGGATGATGTGAGCGCATGGAGTCTGGGGGCTCCTGCTACCATTACAGGAGTTCCAGCGGCTGGTTCCGGTGCGTATAACATTTGCGGAATTTTCATCTACGCTATCAATATGATTGGTGATTACCAAATAAAGATCTATGATGATGCCGTATTCGTTGCGTCCAAGGTATTCTACAAGAAATCTGTGACATCGGACGACTACACGGAGTTGATTGTAACAACACCAATCATTGCATCGGGTAGCGTGATCACGGCATGTTTGGCTGCGTCGGATAACAATGGATGCACTGCCAAGATCAAAGTTTATTATCGATATCTATAAGGGATCCGCATGGCAAAATACTATATTTTGTGTTGCGCTTTGCCGATGCCTATCGTACACGAGGGTATGGTATGTCGAAAATATTTTTCCTTCTGACATTGCTGTTTAGTTTATTTTTGAACGCTGCAGAAAATAGCGTCATCAAAGCTCCGTTCTCGGGGTCTGATTATAAACATCTGACTAAAAATTCTAGTATCTTGGAGATCTGGGGAGACGTTGACGCTTCGGGGAGTTTGATCGATCATTCTGGAGAGAACCTGTTTGCCTATTCAGAAGACTTTACGCAGGCAGGAACGTGGGCCACATCGAATGCAACGTTGACTGGGAATGCTTACCAGAATCCCTTCAATGGATTGTTGACGGCTGATGCACTGAATGAAGGGGCTGCTGCAGCAACGACACACTATATTTCCCAAAGTGTGTCCGTGACGAGCGGTAGGATCTACACGCTGAGTTTATATGTAACGTCCATCCAGCAGACGGATCCAGCGAAGACGCGAGGGTGGATTGCACTGGGTCCAAACGCTGGGGCGTCCATGGCTTATTTCAACCTGGACACATGCACGGTTGGAACGACGTCTACCGTGATCAGCACTTCCGCGAAAGCTGTTTATCCTGATTGGTGTAAGGTCGCAGTCCGGTTTGCAGCTACGTCCACAGCATCCGTAGCGCAGCGGATCTACGTTGCGGAGACTGATAATGACGTTACGTTCGATGGCGGAACACAAGTTGCTTATGGGATCTTCGGCGCTCAATTTGTGGACAACACGGACAATGTGATTGCGGACATGGGGAGATACGTTGCTACGGGTGCCGCGTCAAAACCTCGGTTGGACCTTTCGCCGACGAACGCTCCTACGTTGCATACGTCCAGGTTGCAAACATCGGATAATCGGTTTTGGCAAGGACGGACGTTCAATGGAACGACGCAATACTATTCAAAACTACATCACGATGCGATGAATATATTCGATGGAGATTTTACTATAACGGTAGTGCTCAAACAGCCAACAACGGCAGCAGCTACAGATCATGTTTTTTCACATGGTTCTGCAGGTGTAAATGGATGCACTCTTTACAATGCAGTAACATATTCTGCTTTGCAACTTGATAATAGTGGCTTATCTCCGGCGTCAAGAACTGCAGCAGTATCAGCAACTTGGAACGATGACAAATACCACGTTCTTCAGGGGGTAAGAAGAGGTAATATTTCTTTTGTTTCTGCAGATGGAAATAGAAGTTCTGGTAAGGATGTTACAAATTATGGAGTAGATGGATCAAACATAGTCTACCTAAGCGGCTCGTCTCCTCTTGAAGGTTCCATTCTTTATTTTCGGTTAGATGCTTCTGCGCTTACGGATACAGAATTAGAAACAGACCGACAGCTTTTGATGGGCTATGGGATGGGGCAGCCCAAACAGACAAATGTAGGGTTCTCCAGAGCATCAGCTGGCTATGTGACGCTGTTCGACAACACGCTGGCACAGCGCATGGCGGGTCTTCCTCGGGTTGGTCGGGATGGACTGCTCATTGAAGGGACGGCGACTAACTTACAAAGATATAGCCAAGCGTTCAATAGTTGGGCAGTTCTTTCTGATCTGACTGTTCCTACTACAAATGCAGCAAGTCCTGATCCTAACTCAAATACTGCTTGTGTTCTACACGAAAGCGGTGTTGGTAGCATCGCACATTTTATTCAAGATACTAATAGTAGTGGACTAACTGCTGGTGCAGTACATACATACTCAGTTAGACTCAAACCAATAAATAGAAATTGGGTACTGTTGCGTGCGAAAGACCCAGCTTCTCCTACTCGCACTTGCTATTTTAATATTTCAACTGGAAAAGTTGGAACTGCATTAAATTGTACTGGACGTATAGAACCGAAAGCAGATGGGTACTATAAGTGTTCAATTACGTTTACTCAAACAGTAGGGCAAACCACTTCTGAACAGTTTATTTATATTGCAGAAGCAGACGGTGATATTACATTTGATGCTGGTGCTGGCCAAGACAGTCTCTATGTCTGGGGATCTCAATTAGAGTTAGGTTCCCATCCAACGACTTATATTCCCACGACCACTGGAAGCGCCACTCGCTTGGCGGATAATCTTACGATGCGTCCTTGGAAGTTGACTCCGAATGTAAGAACCGGAACAGAGACGTGGTGGACGACCTTTGATCAAGACGTGGCGTCCACAGGAACCGTGGTGCTTGGAGGAAAGACCTTTACACAAGCGGGGGATACGAAACACGTTCAGACTTCGGACTTGTCGAATTATTACGACTTTGATGGGACAGGGGATTACCTTAGTATAGCAGATAATACCTTTGATCAGACAGGATCTTTTAGTTTAGTATTTGCAGTTACACCTAGTAACCTTACTGGGAATCATTATATATGTTCCAAAGGAACTACGCCAGGAGAAAAAAGATGGTATATATATTTATCTTCAGACTCTGTAATTTTATCGCTTTCATCCGATGGAACAACAGTCGTTTCTTTGACTAAAGCAACGGCTTGTTCCATTGGTAAAACTTCAATAGTTACTACAGCCTATGATAATATTACTCATACAGGTAGTATCTGGGTTGATGACTTGGCTGTTGCAAGCCGAAGTGATTTTACGGGAGTAATAGCAGATCCTGCTAAAAATTTCTCCATAGGTTCAGGGGATGGTGGCGGAAGTCCATTTGCAGGTAAGTTTCATTTCTTGGGAATCCATACAGGTACTGCCCTAACTCAAACTCAACACGATACTGCCTTCAACAACATGAAAGAATCCGCGATTACCCCTCTCGTCCTTTCTAATATAGCTCCAGCGACCTATACGTCCATCGAATTCGACGCCAAGTGTGAGTGGAACTCCAGCACCGACATTGGCGTTGCGAGAACCTTCTTGGAGCTCTCTGGAAACACCGGTCTTGCTGGTTCAGCTAAACTTGCAGCGACCAACAGGAACAGACTCATCTTATCTACAAACGCCAGCGCCACGCTCACGACATCTTTAGCTGACAGCACGGCGACTGCACATTCGATTGGATCAGCGATTTCCAATTCGACAACTTATGGTTCTTGGCATCATTATAAGATCTACTGGTCATGCGCGGATCTCTCTGGAACGTATCTTGAAGTGGACGGTCTCACGACGGGTTACACGACAGCAACGGCCATGACTGGAACCTGCACGCTAAACAACCACAACACGACGCTCCGTCTTGGATCGATCTTTGATGACACCTTATTAAATTCTCCTGACTGCTCTTTCAAAAATTTCAGAATAAGGTATGGGCAATAAATGGATAGAACTAAACTGATCCTGATTGGAGCCCTCGTCCTCGGCGGGGGCGTTGGAGTTTATGAGCTATTGGGTGGAGAAGAGAAGATCCCGATCTATGAGTATCAAGTTGTCCCGAAAGCATACCTCCACGCTACCAAGGGAAAGTATGTCCGCATTGTTTCAAATACGCAAGACATAAGCAAGGCGCCGATGAACACGGATGTTGGCAGGGTCACGCTCTTGACTGGAAGTGTCCCTGCTGACGCGCTCTGCGAGGTTGTCTTCGCGGCTCCTTCCATCAAAGACAAGAACACGAACATGGATATGACGGACGTGCCTGAGCTTGCTCCTTATTGGCAGAAGGCTGGGATGTCCAATCCGCAAATGGTGGCTCCTGGCAAAGTGGATTTGAATCCGATCTGGTGGACGGTCCTGCAAGGGGAGGGTTGTATTCGTGCGGTTGACTACATTGGTTATTTTGGTTCTTCCATCAAGGAGTTCTTATCCCTTGGTGAAGAGACTAAAGGGAGATTCCTGAAGACGTACAATGCGAATAAGGAGATTGTTCCCTATGGGGATAAAGATGCGGATCCGACTGCCGAAGTATTTGCTCCATTCGGTGTGTTTGGAAGAGAGAGGGATCTTGATTTTGAGACGGTGAAGGAAGGGAACGTGATTCCTAAGTATCAGATTCCTGAAGGTGGGTTTGCAGAATTGGAAGAGGTGGAGCCGTGAATAAACTTTTGTTTATCTTTAGTTTTCTGTTTTCTTTGTTTGTTCAGGCTGCTGGACATAAGGTTTACGATGCGACTTTTGGTGGATCTCGAATTAGTGGGTATATACATAACTGGACAATAGCTGAGTATTCAGGAGAAATAGACCCGAGTACGGGATACTTGATCGACAAGAGTGGTGTTCGCACGCTTCCAAATGGTCAACCGAAACCACAGCATGATCTTGCCCCAACAGGTGCGCCAACTACGGCGATTTCTACATTGAGAAAACAGGATGGGAATTATTGGAGAGGAAGAAGTTTTGACGGCGCTACGCAGTATTACTCAAGGACACATCATGTAAATTTTAATATTTTTGATGGGGATTTTACTATAACTGTTGTATTTTTATCGCCTACTACCGCTGCTGGTACTGATTCAATTATTCAACATTCATCTGTTCTTCATGATGGAGCAACATTATACGTCGGACAGTCAGGTGACTTCGCATTAGAAATTGATAATGATAGTTTAGTCCCAGTATATAAAACTATTTCCACTCCTGCTATATATCACGATGGAAAATATCACGTCGGACAAGTAGTGAGGAAAAGTAATAAATGTTTTGTTAGCGTAGATGGAACCAGAACTGCTTCTGTTGATGTTACTGGATATGGTAAAGACGGAACGAGAGTTGTATACTTAGGCGGTCTTGGAACCTATACTGGCAACATTGCCTACTTCCGCCTCGACGCCGAAGCCCTTCCTGATGAAGTCTTAGAATTTGAGCGTCAAGCCCTGATGGGGTATGCATCTTCCACGTCGATGAAAGTTCCTCCTGCATTCGTTCGAGCTTCTGCTGGTTACACGAATGTTCAAGGGAATCTCCATTCCAGAATGAACAACGCTCCCAGGATTCAAACAGATGGTTCTATCCTGATCGAAGAAGGAAGAACCAACTATATGACGTATTCAAATGCGCTCAACCAGTGGACAAAACTAAACGCTGGTGATTCTTTCTCGACCACGAACACGACTCCGGAAACAACCGCAGACGGTTATGGCATCATTGGTGCTGCTGCAAATGTGGACCATGGAATCACCCGAGCAACGGCTGCGCTCACTGCTGTTAACCATACGCTTTCTTTTTATGCAAAACAAGGAACGCATCCTTGGGTTTATTTTGCGGATACAACAGTTGCAACTGCGACTGGATATTTCGATCTGAGCCGTGGAAAATTTGGTACATTAGGCGCGGGATGGGTTATCACCCCGACTTTTGACACCAATGCAAATGGATGGTACAGGATCAAGGCCCCATTCCTTGGAACGGTAGCAACGCACACGATCCAGTTGAGTCCAGCAGATGCAGATCTGGACAAGACAACCACGGGTGACGGCGCGAGCACCATGACTGCAATGTGGAACGTCCAGGTTGAAGCTGGATCGCATGCGACATCTCCGATCACAACGGCCGCTGTGACAGCAGCGAGAGCTGCTGATGACTATACAGCAATTCCTTGGGAGCTGAACGTCAATGCAATTCGGACAGGGACGGAGACTTGGTGGACAGATTTCTCATCGGACGTTGCAACTACAGGTACGGTTTCTTTAGGCGGAAAGACATTTACACAAGTTGGAGACACGAAGCATGTCTATGGTCCAGATTTGGGGCATAGGTATGACTTTGATGGAACTGGGGATTATCTAACAATAGCAGACAATTCTTTCAATCCTGCGGGAAGTTTTAGTGTGGCGTTGGTGCTTACTCCTTCTGTTTTGACTGCTGTAACTACTTATATGATGGCAGTCAAAGCAGGAAATGTTGGAGATGTCGGATGGTATATATATGCGTATGGAGATGGTATCTATTTTGAATTTTCAAAGACAGGAACTGGAACGAACTACACTTCAAAAGCCACGTCTCTTACGGTTGGAAAAACAAGTCTTATAACTTTTACATATACCTACAGCGGTCATCCTGACTTATCAGATAGTAGATTGGATATCTACGTTGACGGTTTAGTAGTTGCTTCAAAAACGGATTGTTATGGTCCAGTATATGCTTCAAGTGCTGCATTTTCTATTGGGGCGAAAGCAACAGGACTAAATGCTTATAACGGCAAACTCCACTTCTTATCTTTCCACAATGGAACAGTGTTGACCCAAGCACAGCACAATACCGCCTACGCGAATTTCAAAAAAGGTGGGATTCTTCCGTTGACTATTAGCAGCACGAGCGCAAGGAAAAAGCTGTATGTGGAATTTGAGGCTAGGGCGGAATGGAGTGGCTCTACTAATATAGGTGTAACGAGAAGTCTGTTAGAAATAGGTGGCCTTACTGGAGTATCCGCTGCGACACGAAATAGATTATTGTTATATTTTAGTACTGCTACAAGTAAGTTTTATGCAACAGTTTATTCCAATGGAACAATTGAACATTCACTTGTGAGTAATGCTGCAGACCCAATAGATTTTTCCAAGTGGCATAGGTATCAATACTATTTTGATGCTACGAATTTGGCCAACTCGTATCTGAAAGTAGATGGTTCAACAACTGGATTTACTGCTACCGTCGGTACTATGACTGGCGCAACGACATTATACTTACAAGATACTAAAATTCGTCTTGGCCAAGGTTACGCCAGTAACATTAATGGCAATTCTGAAATCAAAAACGTAAGAATCCTCACATACGAATAAGGAATCCCAATGCTTACATTCAAACTAAAATGGACCGACGAAACCAAAACCATTGAAGACGAGTTCACCTACGATAATGCATTGGACCTTTTCTATAACTCATATGGTTTCCTCGTTGCAAGGGAAGATCTGAAGAAGGTACTCAATACAAAGATGACTCCAGCAGAAAAGGCTGCTGTAACGAATCCCGTGATGGTAGCAATTACAGGAGAAGCCGTGCAAATGACAGAGGAGTAGCAGATGCCATTCTGGAAAGAACCATACAGGGTACGACGTTCTACAAGGGTACTCTCTTATGCTGTGAATCAAATCCATCAAATGCTCAGCTATGGTGGAGAGACCACTTACCTGCTCAAGCGGCTTGCACGTTCCAATTCTCCTTTCCAGATGGCAGACCGTAGGGTCTCCACGATCACTCAAGTAGCAAGTTCTTACTCAACGGATCCAGATACAGGATCCATTCGATTCAAAATCTGGGGAGCAAACACAGACGATCCAACAGTGTTTCCAGACCTCGGCACGCTGACCGCGACAGTCCAGGCTTCCGGTGGAGCAACGATCTGGGAGAACGCCTACGATAAATATTCTTTCATCACAGACCGCACAGAATATGCTTTCGATCTTTATCAAGACAGACTGGATTCTACAGGGACGGATATTGAAGATTCGGTTTACATCGTGTTCAACACCCCTCCATTTAGTTTTTCAAGTTTAGCTGTTCTTAGTTATGGGACGATCAACCCTCTGACCAATTTCCAAGGGATGCAACCGTATCGGGACAATCAACCTTCTTACCAATATTCTTTATTTGGATTTGAACAGTGGTTGGATCCAACAGTTCATATCCGAAGGAGGGTAACTCCGCACGCAATGCTTCTAGCTTTTCCCGGTGTCTTGGCAGATTTCAAGGTCACCGAAAGTGGTCTGTTAAGAGAGCAGCGTGGGGCCTTTTTCACAAGTCCTCCTCCTTATTCGCCTTCGGTCCAGGAATTCGACGTGATTGTACGAAAATCGACAAGTGAACGTTACCAAGTGATCGATCGCACACAAATATTCTTGGAGGACATTCTCGTTCAGCAGCAATTTAATATGCACGCACTGGATCCAAGGTCGAGTATTTACAGTATTCCGATCGTGACAAGTTAGGGAGATTCCATGCCCATCGAAACTTACTATCGTGGAGTAAACTTCATCAAGCAATATATGGTTCATTACCTGAATTCTATATTTCTTGCATCCGCAAAAGGACAAATATTATTTACGAATGGGTTCAAGAAGATAAAGTTCTCCGCAACGCCACAAGTGATTCGGCGGGCAAGTTGGGATTTTAGAAATCTTCCTTCTGTTTTAATTGGTTCGGTTCGCGGGTCTTACAAGTACATGAGCACATCTAAAGATTATTTGAGTGAGAATACCGCTGATGATGCATCGCAGTATCGATTTTTTGGTGGTGACTTACGATCGACGCTTGACATGGAAGTTCGAGCAACCACGTTAGATGAAAAAGAAAATTTGACGGATATTGTCTGTGTTTATTTAGCCCATCCTGATGCCAAAGACTTTTTTGACAGGCACGCAATCGTCATAGAACATCCTCCAGTCATTGGAGCAGAACGGGACATCCATGAACCGAATATCGATCATCCAATTTATGGGACAGCTATCTCCATTGATTTGATCTCTCCTTGGCAGATTAAAGAGCCTTTGGAACCAAGATTGATCGATATTGTTTCCGAGCTTACTTTGGAAGTTTCACTGGATCTCTAAGATTCTTTCGTTTGTTAAACTATTTCCTCGTTAAAATAATAACATTATCCATAGTCTTGATGCAGATTTTGAGGAGAACTTCCATATGGCCATTCGCATTCCTGGCGTCATAGTCCGGATTGTCAACGATACTGGAATTGTTGCCCCTCCTCTTTATCAGCGTTACCCTGTCATTATTGGTTTAGGTGACGCCTACCGGCAGGTGTCCGACCAGGAAGTGGTCCGAAGTTTAGGAAGTGTTGATACGATTCCGGCCAGTAGCCCGATCAATAGCATTGTGTCCGTTGGCGACCTTCCTGGGATTGCAAGTTATACCTCCGGAACGGATTATTCCCTCTACGGAACAAGCTATATTTCTTGGACGCCAGGTGGATCGGCCCCAACGACGGGTGATTCTTTCTTCGTTACTTATACTGAAAACCGTCCAGCGTCTGCTTATACCCCCACTCTTTACTTAGACGAGAATTTGATCTACGCGGATCATGGGAATGCGTCCATGACCAATGGCGTGATCAATGACGTCTCCGTGGGTGGATCGCTTGCTCTGAACGCTGGAGCTTTCGGTGTGATCATTGCTCAACTGGACCTCAGGGCAGCCGTGGACCCGGATGCGCCGACTCTTTCCGAGCTGGAGACCGCGTTCATTGCGATGAGGACGGAGCTCGAAAAGATCACTGACTACAAGCTGCTCCTTGTTCCGATGTCTTCAGGGACCTTGAACACGACAACGGCAGCGGACATCTTCTTCAATCAAGCCGTCATCCTGTCTCAGCCCGAGTACAAGCAAGAGAGGACGGTCATAGCGGCTCTTGGGAAGGGCACGGGTTACCAGGCAGCTGCGACCTATGCCCAGAACTACGCGCACGAGCGTATGGTGGTTCCTGTCGTTCCAGACGCCACTGTGACGGTGACTGGTCAGGGAACGACGACCTACGATATGCGTTTCTACAACGCTGCGCTGGCTGGGAAGCTTTGTTCTGTTCCGATTGGAAGGACCATTTCCGACGAAATTATCCCGAACATTTCTTTCGAGGACAATTTCACTCGAAAGCAAGGTGATTATCTTGTTCAGCGGGGTGTGTCTCCTGGAAAGATTTCTGGGAGCGTCGTCCGGAATATTTTGGCAATCACGACGGACACGACTTCTGCACTGACAGAGGATTTGGGAGTGCAGGACACCGCGGATTACATTAAAAAATCATGGAGAGAAGGTCTCTGGAGAGTTTATAAAAACTCCCCAGTCAATACTGAATTATTACGTTCTGTTCTCCAAACGTCAAAAAAGTTGCTTAGCTACCATATTACCGAGGAAGGGATCATTTCTGACTTTCGTCGGGTGGCAATTCGTCAGGATACGGTAGAATCCCGCAGACTTTATGCGTCTGCTCAAGTAATGCCTGCATTTTGTATGCAGTGGATGGATATCACGTTTACGTTTGTTCTTAGTTTTTCTTCGTAGCGTACAGACAGCTATTTGGTGGAGGATTGAATTATGTCATTAGATGCCCCTCCCGTTGCGCTTCCGGCTACGAAACACTCTGTATTTTATTCTTACGCTTTCTTAGTCGGTGGAAAGCCGATTGGGTCTGCAGAATCAATAAATATCCGAGGAAGTCGTTTGGCGATTGAGCGCATTCGTGAAGTTTACTATTCGCATGGCCCGATTACGAGAGAGATTGTTTGGGGAGGAGTTGACATCTCGATCGATGTTCGCCGCGTGGAGTTGTACGCTACGTCTTTGTATGCAGCGCTGGGTTTTGATGTTACCTCTCTTGAACAGATCAATGGAGCAATCGATCTTCTTGAAGTGCGTTACCAAAGAACTGCTGATGGAACGGAAACAACTCGTGAAGTGTCGTATTATGACTGTGTTCCGTCAACATGGGGTCGTGACCTTGATATTGGAACTGCTCGGGTTATTGAAACAGTGACTTTGGAATGCACAACGATGATGGTGCATGGAAGTAGCTAATGACTGCAGATCCTGAAATCAATCCAGCGGTATTTACGGTAGCTACCCAAAAAGAGGATGGAACAGTATCCGCGATTTTGGAGGATATGTTTTCTCTTGGGTACGCAAAGTCTGGCGAAGTTGTTGTGTACGAGGGTGAACAGGCTGGAAAAACGCTAAAGATTACCGCAGAATTCCGTACAGTGCTGCCAGCTGAAATTCGTGACATATTTGAGGAAGTTCAAAAGTATCCGAGCTTTCTTGGTGGTTTTGTGACGGAGCAAATCGAGACTTTGGCAAGAGCGCTGATAAAAATAAATGGAATGCGTTTAGCCTTAGATCAGAATGACCGCACTGATATGTTAAAAGAACTTGATACTACAAGTATTACACCATTGAATGAAGCCAGATATATTCTGATCAAGAAGATAAAGTCTGTGCATATGCTGGATGCTTTGTACGAGTCGTATAAGAAGTTTATTGATACCGTGCGTCAGAAATTTGAGGAGAGTAAAAAAAAATTAAATTCTCCCCCCTCTTCCAACTTGACCTCCGAGTAATGCGCTATTTCAAGGTCCTTCCGACAGAGAATCGTTTTAAAAATCTTACCATCTATCAAAAATTGATTCTGTCTTCTTCAATAAAAGAAGAACAAGAAGATTACGCTGGTCTTATTGACCGTTCTCTTGACGTTTTGACACTGTACATTAATCCGAAATTATTTTCAGATACGCATAAGGATAAAGACGATTATTCTAGAAAGAACTCGCAATTTGATATTCAGAGCAGAGTTGGGAAAGAGACAGGTAAGATGTATGTTCCGCAATCCTTAGCAGCCGCGATTAGGAAATCCGCTGAAGCAAAGAAGAAAATTCTTGAATCTGGATCGTTTAGACCTACTCCTCGGGGTAGCAAAGGTGGAACTCCAATACTGGGGTAAGCAATGGCTGATGACTTTAAATTGACTCCAGATATTGAAGGTTTTTCTTCGGCTTTGTCACAGATGGACAAGAGCACACTGGAGGCCAATAGAAATTTTATTCAGTTTAATGCAAGTATGCAAGACTTTTCTGGAACACTTGGTGCGGTCAAACTTGCTCTTGCGGATTACGCTGATATAACTGCAAAAATGGGTAACGCTGAAATCGTTTCAAATCAAGATTTAGCGAATATGTCTCAACTGAAGGATTTGTTAATGTCGGTTGGAGTTTCCCATAAAACTATAAATAAGGCAGTAGAACAAGCCGTCAAACTCCATGATAAAGAAATTGTTCAATACGAGAAACTAACATACAGGCAACGACAATTCGTTGAAGCAAAGAAAAAAGAACTTGAAGCTGCCAAAAAAGTGATGGAAATAAATGGAAAATTCTATGAGATGAACATCAAAGGAAACGCTTTTCAACAAAGTGCGACCTATGCAGTTGGTAAACGTGCATGGGGTGGAGCAAAAAGTGTTGCCTCCGCTGCTGGAATTCCGACAAGTATTCTTGGAATGCTTTCTTTTCTTGCTGATAAGGCTTTTTTTAGTCGTATGCGTGGTGCAATGGGAATGCAACTTTCCCAACAATGGCTTCCTGGTACTAAATCAGGTGTTGGTGCTTCTAATGTCTACTATAGTCAGTACGCATTCAAGAAAGGGATCCAAGGAGCTGGTCAATATCAGATGCAGCTTGACAAAGCTGGGTTAGGTAAGATTGTTGGGGAACAAGGAAAAAATAGATTAGGCGCTGCCCAAGGAATGCGACGAGGAATTGAGGCGCAAGATATCCTTTATGGATATGGTGGTGCATCGCATGTTTCTGACATGCTTGGTCTCATTAATGAAAGTACAGATCTTTTGATTCAGAAGGAAGAAAAAAAAGGAGACTTGGCAAATCAATATTTAAAGGATATGACAGACCTATCAAAATTGATACCGAATATGACTATGGATGAAGTTCGGGATCAATTTGTTGAGCTTGGGACATCTGTCAAATCTTTTAATACGTCCTTGATGCACACAAAAATGTTGATGTTGGTTATGGATCGACAGGACTTGGCAAAGGATATTTTTGGAGTAGAAGCTCCTCTTTCCGTGAGAAAGGGACTGGCGTCGGAGATAGCACGGCAACCAGAAAGTATGCAGGTTGCTGTCCAAGCAGAAATAGCAAAGAAAATTATTGCAACAAGAATGAAAGGAAGGCCGCCTGGGGAAATAAGCGCAGCTTTGAATAAGATGAATATTTCAGATCTTGCGTATTTTTTTAGAGGAGAAACGGAATTTCAGGGTAAAAAGGCAAATCCTTTTGAACGATTTCAAGGGGGATTGCAGTTTGCAGCTGAGAGATTTGGAGATGACCGTCTTAGACTTTCTATGGGTTTGCAGCAAGTTTTAGGTTATTCCCAACCAACTTCTGAATATTTAGCAAAGTCATTAAGTGATCCAGCTACCCGTAAAAAGGCGCTTAGTGGCAATCTTCCGGCAAGTGTTGCAGGAGGTATGGAACAGTTAGAAGCAGAAGCCAAGAAGAAACAAATATCAATAGATCGTGCGGAGGAACTAAGAAAAGCAAAGATGATCGCAGATCAGCTACAGCCTTTTGAAACATGGCTAAAGAACAGAATAGAAAAGTTTTTTGATGATCTTATGGCTACTGTTACGCAAAAATGGCAAGAATTTATGGATATGCTTCCTACTTTTGGTGCTTCTGATTCTAGAAAGGATATAAAGAAATCCTTGGTTCTTAGTGGGATGCCACCAGCAGCCGCAGAAAATGCGTCTAGAGTTCTTAATGCAACTTCTGAAATCGGAGACCCAGCGTATGCTGCATTTAAAAAGCAGCTTGAGAGAGAAGGTTTCGCTTATGGGCTAGGTTCCATGGTTACTCCCCCTGGTCCTCCTGGACTCATGGGAAAATTGCTTCCGTCTCCTTCCCCTTATTTTCAACCTGCCCCTCGCTTTAGGGAAGCAATGGGAACTTTGTCGGAAGCAGAATTTAGTGACATACAGGGAAAAATGCTAAGTCCTGATGCACAAGTAAGAAGAGAAGTTTTTGAGGTACTTAAGTCCGTTCTAGGTAAAACAAACCGTAAATATAGGATAAAGCAGGCTGTTGATCATCAAACGGAAGAATCTACTGCATATGAAATAACACCTCGTTCATTAGTACCGGGGAAGAACTAGATGTCTAAAACTCCAAAGTTTGTAACGAACTCACTGAAGGCTCTTTTTGTTCCAACTTCTAATGTGGATCGGCTTACCTTTACAACCTACGTTGGGAGCGACATTGCTGCTTCTTCTGGATCTCAGGATGTTCGACCGAAGAATAAAGTTGTCCTACAGATTAATCCGCAAGAGCTTCAGTATGAAAAAAATAAAATTGCGCAGAAAATTCAAACGAGCACTCCTGGAAGGTTCGTTGTCTACGATTGGGGAACAGACATATTGATGCTTTCTATTCGTGGAAGCACAGGAAATCTTATTCCAGAATCCATCCGTCGGGGTGAGGCAGCTTTGACGGATTTTACTGACTCCATTGGTAAGGAAATTGGTGGAGAGCTTGGTGGTGCTTTGAAAAAAGCGGATAATTTTGTTAGAGATAACATTATTGGATCTACGTCTTACTCTGATCTTATTGCGATGTCTCCAAGATTTCATGCGTTTATGGAGCTGCATACTCTTTATGAAAATTTTGACGCTGATCAAGACATTCTAATTTTGGAACTTTCTGACCATGCCTACCGTGGTTTTTTCCAGAATTTTAGTTTTACGCATTCTGCGGAGAGCCCATGGAATTGGAAATATGAAATCGTTTTTGCAAGTTTGTATGACTTTGGAAATTATAAGTCTCGTGGTGATCCGCAGATTCCAAACAAGCCGAACGTTGATAAGACGCAGTAGGGACTATCATGGATGTTCTTGTACAGAAGCTTCGGCAAAAATACTATGATCAATATATTGCTTGTGGTCAGAGCAAGCAATATAAAGGTTATTTTAATTCGGTAAAGGCAATCCCAGTAAATAATGCCAAGATTTATTACGCTGTACCCGATGCTTGTTTTCGTCCAGAAATATACGTAACAATCGACTTTACGTATAAGTTCGTTTTGGATATGACGACTTCAACTTCTTCGGCGGCATCTGCTTATACACCTCTTGTTGATCCAGTGATTCTTAATTACTTCTATGTTCAAATTCGTGATTTTGCTTCTTACTATTTTAAGTACTATGCGGCGATAAGATCGCAGGAAGAAAATAAACAGATTCCAGCGTATGATATTAGGAAAGCTGAAGTTGAAACCACTGCTGATAAAAGTTTGTTTATCAATAGTTTTCTGAACTACTTTTTTACCGATGTGTCCGTTACTCGAAGCAGAAAAAATATTGGAGAGGCTACTATTACTATTCGGGATACTACTTTGAAGTATCCTTCTCTTCAATACAGGCGGTTTACATTATTTACAAGCACGTTGCAATCTACATTTAACCAACTATTCATGCCGATGCTTCCAGTCATGATTTGGGCACGCGGAAGGTACTATAAGGACTTCTATTTTCCTATTTTTACTGGTTATATTGTTAGGACTGTAGCGCAAAATACAGAAGGATTCTTTTCTGTTGTTATAAGCTGTAATGATATCCTTGAACTTGCTAGTGGAACATACACAATTGTCAATCCTTCGATCGATCAAGAACAGTATTTTGAAAAAACAAATAATTTGAATGTATATTCTCAACCATTTTATGGGATGGAACATCTGGATATGTTTGATCGTTTGATTCATGGGGGGCACCTGCGTTACAATCCTGATGGTAGCATAGCGACCGTAGAAGATCCTGGCGTTGTTGACGGATCGAGCGAGGATAGCAAATCGAGTCAGCCATTTTATAATGCTCTTGTTGACTTTTCTCGTTCTCGGGAGGGTTCGTTTTATTCTCCTAATACGATTTATGAGGAACGAGGTATACATAAAGATTCCTTCAATTTGGCTGCCGCTCTAAATTGGACATCTTCTGCTCGTAGACGCTTTACCGTTGCTTGGGGTTATCGTATGAACCCCTATCGTGTTTTTGGTTCTAAGACTCCTAATCAGTTTACGGCAGATATAAATTCTCGCTATGAAATTCTTAGGAATACCGCAGACATTGTTTTTTTTGAGCTTTATGTTGATGCATGGGGAAATATACAATACCATCCCATGCGTCTTTCAAATAAATTTCTGGAATTTGACATGGTATCTGATGTATCCAAGCCGGAAAGTTTTCATCAGCATACGTTTCCTTGGGTACAAGTAATCGGTCCAGAAGAATTGATTAGTAGCTCTAAAACTTTTGATATTCAATCGGTAGCAACGATCATGACATTTAATGGATCGTTAGGGTATGACGGCGCCCCAAGTGAAATTGACCCTGGAAAATATCAAGATCCTGTACTGAGAAGGAAATTTGGGAATCGGTATGTAGCTTATAAAAATCCTTTATTCGCGCAGAATCCAAATATTGGGGAACGTAAATTATTTGATGCTGTGGCAGAAGCTTATTTACGTTTTTACAATGCTAAATTGTATACAGCCGAATTTAGCATTATCTTCCGGCCAGAGATAGAAATGGCACTTCCAGTATATTTATATCCAGATGGAGAAATATTCTACGTTGATGCAATCACGCATAGTATTTCTATTGGGTCAAATGCGACGACGCTTATTTCTGGAAGTTTCGGGCGTCAAGATAATGAGCCTGTTCCGGAATTTCTTAGCTATCTTATCGATTCTGGAAAGGCAACCCAAGTAAGTGGGTATTCCTACGAGCAAGTTGGAACAGAAGAAGCACCTGGAACTGTTGGACCCGCTATTCGAAGAGATGACTTGACTCAATCTTTAGATGAAGTTCTTGGCATAGAGGTTAGCAAGGAAATCGATGCTGCTAGAGAGAAAGTAATACTAAGAGACAAAGAAATAAGTCAAGCTATCATAGATGGTCACGCCGCTACGGATAACAGAGCTTTTTCTAGATTGAACGTGGGTCCAGGAAACACCGTAAACCGAGAAGAGGCTGCAAAAGCGGAAGCAATATACCGGTTGTCATTAAAAGCTATTCCACCAGAGGATTAATATTTTAATGCTTTCTACTGCAAAAAATAAAGAAATATCGATTGGCCCCGCTAAGGTGATGGCAGCATATCCGGATGAGAGAATTGTATCTATTAAATGGCTAAATAGACCTACGGATAGACACAACGTGATGGTAGTTACTGACCCTAATAGCTATTCATTTCCTCAAGTTGGCGATTGTGGCCTTGTAATTAGTGTAGATAATTATGACTATTTTATTGGTAAATTGGAATATCGGTATGCAGATAAGATAAATGGTACTAGCGAAGGTCGTACTAAAGATGCTTCTGGACAAGATATTTATGCTAAAAAAGTGCAACCTGGTGATGTTTTCTTAGCTCCACTTCTTCGGGCGACAAGTTTATTTTTATCAAAGACTGGGGGGATGAGTCTTTCGGCGAAGAGTGGTGATGGCCTAGTTTATTACGCTTACAATCGTCTTGCAAAATTAAAGGCAAAAGCAACGATTATTCTTGGTCAGGGCGTCACGGCGGCATTTGGGAAAGTGATGCGGGATCTTGGAGCAGGATTGCAAGTAATTCCTAATGTTGATTTACCTACGACTCCATCCGTGGAAAGCTTGATTGATGTAACTATTAATACTTTTCGTATGGCACGTTTACATTTAGGGCATGTTTTGAATTCCGTTGGAGTTCCCGAACTTGGATCTATTATTCCAACAGCGAGACTTCGTGCTATCTTGGAGGTATGTACAGCCAGTGTACCGATCGCTGTTTTGAAGATGGATGAACTGGGACATATTGAGCTATCTTCCACGATTGGTAAGATTATGATTGATTCGACCGCGCCTGTACCGTTGGATAGTATTCTTCTTGGTGGGTCTCTATTAACATTGACACAGCATGCTGTATGGGGAGAATTACTTATAGATTGGTTGAATAATCATACGCACCCTACAAGTATGGGTCCGACATCCACGCCAACTATCCCCGCTCTTCCAGCTACTTTATTGAGTAAGAAAGTTCTTGTCGGTTGACATGGCACTCTCCCAAGCAATTTTGAAAGCGGAATTTCTGAAGTTGTTTGACCCAGCGGTTGCTGTTTACCCAGCAACGGTTGTAGACGCGATAACGAACTGGTCGAACGCATATAATACCTATGCGTTGAATGCAGTTGACGTTAGCGGTGATCCGGTTGTCACTGTAAACTTGGCTGGTTTTACAGCGGCATTGACTGCAAGTATTCTACCTTGCCCTCCTGGAACGGATATAACAACATGCGCAAATGCATTTGATTCCGCTTTTGTTGCGTACTGGACGTTAGCGGCATTTTCTATCGGAAGTCTCCCACCTGGAATATACCCATGTCTTAATGTTGGGGGAACATTAACATTTGGTATCGAGACCACAAGTATTGTTTCTGTAGTTACTCCCGGTGTTTTGTCGGCATTGCTATTGACGGAATTTGCTAATTTGAGTTCAGACTACGACGCAAAAGCAGACGATTTAGCTCAAGCGTTCCACGACGCTACCACTTCTGCTGTTCTTGTGACAATTGTTGGTGAAGATACAATTGGAGGTCCAATTACGAATACTTGCACGATTTTCTAATAATTTATTTTATTTAGAATCATAATGATTTTACTTTGTGTTTGTTCTTTGATAGGAATTTGAAATCCAGCGGCATCTTTTTTCCAACCTCCTCCACCATTGACAGCTTGAGCAATTGTTCTGACGTCCGTTCCATTCTTTCGTGATCGGAGAGAACATCGATTGTGCTGTGGATTGACAACAACAATATAATCAATGTCACCATATTCTGGATCGTCTAATATTTTTTTTGCTACTTCCGATGCATACTCCTTTACGAATACGACTCTGAACTTATTATTTAGTCCATCGACATAGACGTCGCATTCTTGTTTATGTTCTTTGAACACTTCGTCTACGTAAATATTTTTTCTTTGCTCGATGTACTTTATAAGAGTGGCGAATGGTTCTACCGAATCCGCATCTTGTTTTTCTGAAAAGGTTGCAATGAATTCTTCTCTTCCAATAAAGCTTAACAAAGAATTGATTCTTTCGGCACGTTTTCTATGCACGGATTCTGTGATCCATAGATCCCAGCTATTGATGGTCTGAGCGAACTGTTCCGTGCTGCTCGTAAAGTGCTTGCAGTCTTTTAGAGTTTCATAAAGAAGCATTGTAGCGCATTTATCATTCTCGTTTTTGGTCCATGGGTATTTTGTTGCGTAGTTCCTATTTTGATGATGATCCAAAAGAAGGATTTCAATGTCCTTATTGTACGAATTGATTTCTGCACAGGCAGTATCGGAAGGAGTAATGTCTGTTATGAGTAGTAAATCCTGTTGAGAATATTCTTTTTCTTTGATGAAACGGAGGACGGCATCATCGATGGTAGCGTATTCATGGTATTCTACTTTATTCAAAAGCAGCTTTGCAGCTTTGGCGAGTACCACGGTTCCAATCGAATCGAGACCATGATGCGTAAACAGATAGACGGACATAGACCCTCCGAGTTTAGGTGTACTTGGTGTATTATACTGTCTTGGCATCACCACTTAATTTTATTTTTTCTTCGTGTGTAGAATATTACATATGGGAAGTAAGATAGTAAGTAAAGAATGTTTATGCGCTATCTTGACGATTGCACAAGGTGTTTCTGGAACAAAATTCAAAGATCTGTTTATGCCTTTTCTGGATGGGATTATCGGGATATTGCAGATCATTCGATCTACGTATATATTAGAGTACCCAGAAATTATTGCTGATAGGATTGAGGTTATGGTTCTTCAGGCTTCACTGGATTATATGAAGAGTATTACAGACCCGGTAAAATCTTATCTTTCTAACTTGGAACGATTTTTTGCGTCGAATTCGGATTGTCCACCAATGGCAACAGTTTCAGTTGGAACAAAATGGGTGACGGATCATTCTTTAGGTTTTACAGATCAACTTGAAGACGAGATTCAACAGGCAATATTATTTATGGATGAAGCAGATGTGAATACAGCGTATATCGATCGAATGATCTCTGTCTTTGAGGAAGTAAAGAAAACAGTACAGGAAGTCTGCGGAGGGATTTAATGGCAGTTGTTTACAATAATGATTTTAAGATCAAAGTAATTCAGAATGGGAGTACAAAGGCTACACTTGCGCTCAATGTCAATGGTGATTTGCAGCTTGTTACTGGCCAGGATAAACTTCATGGGGAGATCATTAGAAGTGTAATAAATGACAATGCGAAATTTATGAATGTGAGTACCACATCAGATAGAGAAGTACGCGCTCTTTTATTTACGATTCTTAAACGTTTTAAGAATTCTCAAATAGATGAAATAAACAGCGTAAACGAAACTATTATTGGATATCATATTTATAGAAAACTGTCGGGTACTACTGACAACTATGTTAAAATTACGACAGTTCCTATCATCTGGTCCTATACAGACTCTTCTGTTACTAACGGGATAAGTTATGAATACCAGACAAAGCAAGTATCTTCTGGAAATTTGGAATACGATTTTTCAGAGCATTTCATTGTGACTCCGACTTCAAATATAGAAAATAAGAAATATGCTATTGGAACGAACGCTGTTGTATATAATGGCTCTAACAGCGTTAACTTCTATTTTGAATCAGTAAAAAATTTTAAAGGCTCTGAATTAATAGACAATATCACTGATATTTTTGCTTCTCCAAATGAAACAGATCCTAGAAGGTACGTTGTTCAAATAATTCTTGTTGATGGCGTTGGTAATGAAGTTAGTGTGGCAACCCAGGGGTTTGGCTTGAACATTGGTTAGGAGTTTTTACGATGGTAAGCACTAAAGGTTTAGAAACTATTCTTATTGAACTTAGGACATTCTTGAGAGCTTATAACAGGAGTCTTTCTACAGGAGATAACAGTTTCATAAAAGATCTTCTTCTTACTCCGTATTCTGTTGGAGCTCAAGCTATTCTCGATCAAGTGTCTATCGCAAAAGATCTCCATTTGCTTTCTCAAGTGGTTGGTTCTGACCTAGATAATGAAGGAACAAACTACAAGAAAGAAAGATTGGCTGGGAAGTATGCGTATACTACATTATATTTTTATACAAGTGTCGCGCCTGTGGCTGACGTTGTAATTCCTATTAGCACACAGGCAAAAACATCAGAGACCCCAATGATCTCTCCTGTCAGTTTCTCAACGATTGCAAACGCGACGTTTGCTTTTTCAAGCGCGGCAAGCTACTTTTCTTATGATCGGAATCGGTATGAATTTCCTGTTTTAGCCATATGCGACTTGATTGGTACGCAAGGAAACATTGGAAACGGATATATTAATAAGATTGTTAGTTCTGTTCCTGGGGTCCAAGGCGTCACTAACTTGTATGCAGCAACTGGGGGTCAAGATGAAGAAAGCGATGATGACTTCCGTGAACGAATCCGTCTTGCGACAACTGGCAGAGATCTCAACGTCATTAACGGTCTTCGTGGCTACATTCGCGGTTACAACTTTACAGATGCCTACCCTGTCCGTGTAGAAGATTCAGACGCTGAACGCTATGATGGGATTGACGTGTTTGTTATCTCTCCTCAGTATACGTCTGTCACGGAGACATTTACTTATTATGCGGCAACGCCACATTACAATCTTGCAAACCGTCCGGTGAATGCCGTGACTTCTGTGGTTGGAAGCACCATGGGAGTTACTTCCGAATACGATGCTTATATTGATAACACGAATCAGTACCGAAGAAGCATCTATGCAGATGATTACCTTGAAATCCGTGCAGCAGCTCTCTGGCCTGAAGGAGAGACTTTTACGGTTACGTATAGTTATTCTGAAAGCATCGTCAACATGCAATCTGAAATCGATCAGGATGACAACAAAATCCTGACCGCGAATGTTGTTGTCAAACGTGCTTATCCGTTGAGTCTCATGATGACGGCAACGCTTACATTGATGGCAAACGCAGACGGTCCTGCAACAAGAAGTAAAGTAAGGAATGCGCTTGCACAATTCCTTTCTGAATACAGAATGGGACTAAACATTCAAAAGAGCGATCTCATTGTGGTGATGCAAACTGGCTATGGAGATTATCCAGTAAACACTGTAGATGCTGTCATTCTAAATAGTGCGGACTATTGGCTTGTTGACGAATTTGGAACAACGTATCTACCTGTCAGTGAGACCATCGAAGTATCCAACAAGCAGTATGTTGTGTACGGAACCATCAACATTCTCTAGGAGACCCTCCTGTGCGTGTTCTTTGGGTATCTCCTGTTGGAAATGACTCCACGGCTACTGGGTCTAGAGAGCTTCCATTCCTGACAATTGAAGCTGCAATGGCTGTCTTTGTGTCTGGAGACCAGATCCGACTGGAAACAGGGACATACACTCCTGCTGATTCTCTGATATTTTCTTCTTTAGATGGATCGATTGTATCGGACACCCCTGGAAGCGCTACGATTCAACCCGTGCAGACTACGAATGCAGCTACCATTCTTATTTCTGATTGCGAGAGATTTACTGTCAGAGGCTTGTGCATTGTTCAGGCATCGACGCCATCGAATAACTCTATGGGGATCCAAGCTATCTCCGTGGATCACTTTATTTGTGACTCCTGCATCATCCGAGATTTCTTGGTTACGAACACCGATTCCTATGGAATATACGTGTCGGACAGTTATGGAATAGTGATTAGATGCCACGTAGAAAACATTACGAACACCTACGGAAATATTTATGGTGTAGTAGCGTATACGCTAGACATTGTTGATTGCCATACCTATGATCTTAACGGAACTCTTGCCGTGGTTGGGATCTATGCTGGGAAATTGTGGTATCTGCAAGATCTAATCGCATACTACAAATTTGAATTGAATGCGAATGATTCTTCAGATAATGATTACCATGGCACACTAGAGAGCTCCAACATTCCTTGGGATTATAATGATGATACACACTCAACGGGGTATGCTGTATGGGACAGTAACAGAAATGTTGTTTTGATGCTCAATGTTAATGAAACGCTGGAATGGGACGGTGTAAACTGGAAGGATCGATCGCATCCGTCACAATCGATTCTTCCTTTAGGTGTATCCTGGTCCCGATGGACTGGTTTTGGACTGGCATTTGATCGTTCGAGAAACGTTGCAGTGACCTTTGGTGGCATTATAAGCGATCCTGGATTTGCGTATTTAGATTCTACGTTTGAGTGGAGTAGCGCTAACAGAGCGTGGGTAGAGGTATTTCCCGCGCATAAACCTTCCGCGAGAAGATCGCATGCCCTTGGTTACGATGAGACGCGCCATGAGATTGTCCTGTTTGGCGGATATACAGGGGCTCCTAACGATGAAACCTGGGTATGGGATGGCGTTGATTGGACTCAAAGATTCCCTGCAAGCAAGCCAAGTGCTCGGGGAAAGGCTTCGTTTGCATGGGATAGCGATCGTGAAAAGTTGTTTCTCTTTGGGGGTTGGAACGAAGTAACCAGATACCAAGACTGCTGGGAGTGGGATGGAACGAACTGGACTGACGTTACGCCAGGTGGATTAAAACCAGAAATAAGACATTCTGGAGAGATGGTGTATGACCGAGTAAATAATTGTATGATCTTGTTTGGTGGGTATGCTATAGTTGGTGTTTCACTTATACATATGTGCGATACTTGGAAGTGGGAATGGACCGGCGGTGTTCCTTCTTGGACTGAGCTTACCCCTACTTCCACTCCTGGAAATGATGTTGGTGGAATAGCCTATGATGAAGTACGGCACCAGATAGTTCTTTGCAGAACTTGGCTCTGGAATGGAACAAACTGGAAAGGTGACTGCCCACTAAATATAACCTATCCTGCAGCTGCTTATGATTCACGAAGGAAAATAGTTGTTCAATTTGGAGGAGGGATTTTATTCGGAGTTGTCAAGGTTACCAGTCAAAACACATTTGAATGGGACGGATGCAAGTGGTCAGATAAAACTTTGGATTCTGGGAATCCTCCGGCAAGGTATTATTCCAAGATGTGCTATGACGTTCTTAGGAATAGAACAGTTTTGTTTGGTGGCTTTGACGGAGATGTTACTAATTTTCAAGATACATGGGAATGGAATGGAATTACCTGGACGGAACGGTTTCCTATGGATAAACCGTCTGTCCGTAGAGATTTTGCAATGGCTTATGACAGTGTGAGGAACCGTACCGTCTTATTCGGTGGGTGGAACGGCGTACTAAATTATCAGGACACGTGGGAATGGGATGGAACTAACTGGACGGAAATATTGCCTGTTGCTAAACCTTCTGCACGGTACGGGTGTACCGCAACGTTTGATAGCGTCCGGAATCGTGTTGTTCTCTTTGGAGGATACGACGTTGATTATTTACAGGACACTTGGGAATGGAATGGAGTTAACTGGGTGGATGTAACGCCTGGTGGATTGAAACCAGATGCACGGTTCGGTGCTAATTTCGCCTATGATTCGTATAGAAATAAAATTATTATGTCTTATGGAGAAAATGCTGTTTGGGGATCATTTGCCGATACTTGGGAATGGGACGGTGGTACAGCGACTTGGACTCAAAGAATTCCAATGGGTATCAGCGAGCCAAGTTCCTCTAAAACGGTTGGACATATGGTTTATGATTCCGAGCATCGTTGCATGGTTGTTTACTCGTGGCCTGACGTTGCTCCAACAGCATCTTTTGGTCTATACTCTAGCGGCAAAATTGGAAGAGGGCTTGTATGTGACGGCTACTATGATAATGTTCCGAATGCCATTGGGTATCGTCAAGCAGTTATTTTACCGGATGATATTAATAATGATATTTTAGCTTACAAGGCGTTATCCATTTCCTGTTTTGTAAAAATTCGTTTATATGATTCTCCACCTACAGAAAAACAAATGTTTGTTTCGCGATTACTCGACATCGGTGGAGTTTATACGGGATCTTTTGGGTTTGGAACGTTTACTGACCATGAGAAATTGGAAGCCAAGGTTATTTTTAGCGGTGGGATAGCAACGGCGAAATCGTCGTTTCGATTGGTGTCTGACACATGGTATCATGTTGGAATGACTGTTTCTGAAAGCGACAGCATCATAAGGTTATATATCAATGGAAAACTCGACACAGTTGGTGTTGCATCGAGTGGGACTTTTATTGATACTGAAGCAGGAGCAAAAATGTTGATTGGTGCAAATCAGTGTACTTTGCTTTCCCAGCGGGGGGATTGGCTGGACGGAGTGATCGACAATGTTATTATGTATGGGCGTGTTCTTACTGCTGCGGAGATGGCGTTACTTTGTAAAGACGGTTTAGGATTTTCTTGGTAGGAGTTGCAAAGTGAACATCATTTGGGTTTCTCCTTTTGGAAGTGACACGACCGGTGACGGATCGGAACAATCTCCTTATCTTACGATAGAAAAAGCACTTACTATTTTTGTTCCTGAAGATCAGATCAGGTTGAAGGACGGGACATATACCCCTGTAGATAGCCTTGTATTTTCTGGTTCTGGGTCTCTTGTAGCGGACAATCCATGGGAAGTTACAATCCAGCCATCCGCTGTATCTGCAACAAGCGCTGTAATTTCGATTGCTAATGCGTATAGGTTTACGATACGTGGAATCATTATAAAACAGGCCGTAGATCCAACGGGAAATTTTGTTGGGATTGCAGCAGACACCGTTACTTATTTTGTATGTGAATCGTGTTCCGTAGAAGACTTTACTGCGAATTCGGCATCTTTACGTGGGATTTCAGTAAATGATTGTGGTGGGGTAATAAAAGATTGCTCCGTCGATAATTTTTACAATGCCGGAGCAAATATTTATGGTGTTTATGCACAAGATCTGGAAGTGGTTAATTGCGTGATAGGGTCACTCATAGGTGCTGCTGGAACTACGGTTGTTGGGGTAGATACCGATGGGGGAATTTTTTGGCCAAGAGTTGTTAGCGCCGCATTTGTAGATCTTTTTACCGTCGATGTTGTATTTGATAAGGTAATGAACGCAGATTTTGAATTAACAAATCCTGCTAACTATACATTTACGGGAGGTGTAGTAACTGCTTTAGGTGTTACTATTCTAAGTACCACTTCGGTTAGAATCTCAACAAATGAAATGCCACCTGCAACTTATACGATTGTTGTCGCACGTGATGTTACAGATTCTGGTGGTCATCCTATTGACCCCGCGCATAATTCTGCATTATTTACTGCGCTCGCGGTTGCTCCGCGAGTTCAATCTGCGTCCGGTTCGTGGAGATTTGTTACGGTTACATTTGATATGGATATGTTAAACGATGCAGCATTAAATACTCCAGGTAATTATGTACTTGATTCTGGTGCTGTTGTTACTTCGGTGACTGTGGATTCTACTACGCAGGTTACGCTGCATACGGACATTCGCCAAACTGCTGGAACGTACTCAGTTACTGTATCAAATGTAAGAAGTTTGTCCTATGGAGTTCTGATCGATCCCGCGCATAATTCTGGTCCTTATACAATATCTTTACTTGCAAATAGATTGCTCATAGGGTTTGGCCCTGCTTATGTAGTTCCTGGTTATGGAACTTATTATCCGCCATGCGCGCGAGTATATGACCCTAATTCACAGACGGTTACCCCCAATGATACGATTTCACCACTAATAAGATGGCATCATGGTTGTGCCAGAGGTTCCCCTGCTGGAGCACTTGTAGGGTACGGAAGTGTTAGTAACAATATAAAAAATGCATGGGCAAATTACACAGTTGGTGTCGGATGGACTTTAGCTGGTTACAATATTGCCAACTATGCACCCGGTGAGCCACTTACTAATGACATAACAATGGATGCCAGTTCTCTTGTTGTACTCGGGTGGTTTGGCCTGAATCCTAACACGCGCTCTACTACTGGAACTAAACTGTTATTACCTGTACCTGGCCCATTCACTTGGTTTCCGCCTGCGACGGTTACAACTTTTGGATATAGTGGTGCTAAGTTTAGAACACCTACTTCTACGCAATGGATCGGTTCTGCGAAGATTGCAGGGGTATTTCAGGCGTGCATAGCAACAAATCAGGCTACGGTTCCGCCTATCATTGAATACGTATCGAATTGGCCAGTGTCTAAAACATTAGGGCATTGCTTTCTTGATGCACATCAAGGTCCTGGTGGTGAGTTCATCGTAGGAAATTGTGATGGGCGATATCTTCATGATATGGTGGAATGTCAAATGCCTGTATGGGGTCAAGTTGTAACTGCTTCCTCCGTTCATAAATCTAGTTTTATATGGCCTATCACATGGAACAATTTGGTGTATAATGACTACATAACGTTTAATTTTAATCCTGCTACGAACATGTTGAAAGTGTACATTGGCGCTACTGGAACTCCTGTTACATATGGTGCAGAAGTTGACATTTCTGTAGATGGTCTTCATACCATTTATAATAGTGGCGCGACGAAATCAGTGGTTGTTCGAACGCAAATTGCTAACAAACCGGGGGTAACTACAACTTACGATCAGGGACGTGCTAGATATCTTATGTGTGAATCTGTGTATAATTTGGACAGTACAAATACTTTTTTCATGTGTATAAATCCTACTGTATATAACTCTATCCATATTATTCATTATGATGGGATTACTTATAAAGATATTACTCCTTATGTAGCCCATTTTCAGTTTTTTGGAAAAATAAGTGGCTGGGGTTCTTGGACTCCTCAGTATCTGGACGTTGGGCGTCGTTTATGTGTGATTGCTGCAGACATTAACAATGTTTATGCAGTATTTTGTCAAATGAATGTAAATATGTATAATGGTAATTCGTGGGGGGCCGGGGTTCATATAGACGCAGAGGATCCAGTATTTGGCACAGTTTTCATTTCGCATTCTCCTGGTAGTACAAGTAACATGAACTTTATTTTTTAGCAGAATACAGAAATTAATTTAAGTTTATGGTTAGGGCTAAAATAAAAAAATGACCGTTCCAGGCTACATCGACAATTCAACGATCAGCAGAAGCAACACGATCCAGATCCGTGGAAACACGGTCTCTGATCTCCAAGGTGGAACTGTCGTTGCGTTCAATATTGCCCACGTAGATAATGTTCTTGTCAAAAATAATAAAGCTCTCAGAATCAGGTCAACGACAGGATCTGCTGTTGGATTCAAAGTTGACTACGCGCTCCATGCAATTTTTCTTTATAATGTAGCGAGCAGAACAAACTATGGTTTTTATCTGACGAACGTTGCAACGCTTGATGTTTACAATGCAACTGCCCATAATTGCACCCGTGGGTTTTATGTCGATGGCGCTGACGGGACCTTCAAAAATATTTCGATTTCTGCCTATCCAGATTCTTCTTTATACCGCGTAGCGGTTGGTATTTACTCCGGTGCTGGATTTACCCAGGATGTTGATTACACATACCATGCAGGATTAGCTGCCCTTGTTGAATCGGGCACGGTCACACAAGGGACGATAGTAGAAGAAAAGCGGATTCTTTATCTTGATGAACCAAACGATGATCTGACACCGGACTACATCTCAGAGCTCGTGAACACAGGGACATCCAATCCCATCTATGACGCTCCAGACATTGGTGGAGTCGAGACAACCATCACAGACGAGGTAACCACAAAACTAAATTATTTCTATGATCTGATCGACAATACTTTCTGGGATATCGACAACGAAAAAGCCGCTGAAGTGAGCCTGATCAAAGCTTTCCAGAGCCGTGTCCTTGCTGCTTCTGAAGTGGATGAACGGAACATGGAGAGAGATCTTTATTTGAATCAGATGATCTCCTCCCAACGGTTCTCTTCCCTTTTTCCTATGTATGCCCGCTATGTGAGTTCCAGCATTTTTGCGAAGTCTGTTCGGAACATGTTCTATGCAACGCAGAATCCTGCAACGTTGGAATCCTACAATTCTGCGATTGGTGGCTATAATGTATTTCCTTCTTTCTTCCAGCGAATGGAAGATAATGTTGAATCTTGGATCATTGACGAATCTTATGTGGACGATGACAACTGGCTCAGTTCTTACTGGGGACTCCAGTATGGCATTTTTATTGATGTGCTCGGGACTGCTACGATGTCAACAGCGGCTTCAGGAGAATGCTATAATAACGTACAGAATTGTGTCTCGGATATTGCGCCTGTTGGATGGTTCCTCCATTCTGAACAACAACCGACAGATTATTTTCTTTTCACAGAAGGGTGGAACGGTTTTGAAGATTGTGCCTTGACGAACATGCATTATAATGATGATTATGGGATCGAAGTGACAGACATAACGGCTAACGGGACGGTTGTTACTCCGGTTATTTCGACGTTTGGTCCTGCCGCTTCAGGTGTGAGCACGATCACGGTAGGTCCGAGCGGTGGTGTTGAAATTTCCCTCCTTGACAGAGTTTATAGCGAGAACATTACAAGGAAGTTTTACTATCGGACAGGAAACGATCCATCGATAATGGGGACTTGGACGGAGTTGACTCATAGAATTAGTGGTTATTTTTACACGCTGGATCTTTATATCCAATTCAAGATCACGGTAGAGGATGTTCTGCGTGTTCCAGACTATGAATTTGTGGCTTTGTGTACTAGACCTTATAACCCAGCAAGGTACTGGTCGTAGGTGACTTATGCAAAGAACGAAATATTTTAATCACACGCGCCCTTCTGAAACTCAGCTCAACTGGACGGAGAATTCCCGTGTGTCCTCTATCTTGGAGCGTAGTAGGGAAAATTTCCAGTTTGGGATCGTCTCTGGTTTTACTATTACAATCAATGGTTCGGACCAAACGAAAGTTGATATTTCAGAAGGGGAAGGTTATACAGGTGGGAAGTACCTTCTTAACTCCTATGTTGGAGCCAACTCAGGAGAACGGGTTAGCACGCGAACAGCAACGGTGTCGGGTGGCGTAGCCACGAACATTTTTGGTGTGGCTCTTGCGGATTATGTGAATGGAACGAAGAACTACATCAGCTTGGTTTATGTTGAAGATGAAGCATATCCGTTGTCAGAAAGGACTTTTCCCTTTACAGCGCATGACACGGTTGTTACAGAAACTTATTCTGTATCCGTGATGACAGAGGCTAATTGGAATTTGCTTTCAGCTGCGGATCTCAATGAAAGAACCTTGTTGGGAATCGTGACAGCCCGTGGCGCGGGGGTGGCGATTACGGCAGCGGACATTGACCAGTTTGTTCAACCGAAGACGCATCCTACTCCGACACAGCCAATTACGATTACGGGCGTGACCATCGTTGGGGTTTCCGGAGAAACTCCGACTGGCTCGGGAACGCTAAGGTACGATTCTACGACCCATACTTTCTTCTGGGCGGCGCCATTGGATACAGAAGGTTCGGGTCAGGCAGTTCTTAACTCCTGTCAGGTGACTGTTACCTCCGCGAATCTTGTTGACTACATAGTTATCAATGTTGATTATGGAAGTTTGCCTGTAGGAAATCTGTCGGATACCATTACGATCCGCGCTCTTTATGGAAGAACCATCCCGATGGCTTGCGCGAAAGATACCGCGCATCGGGATATGGTTGGGAGCGGCGTTGTTTCTGTGACAAATCCGCATGGGATCGCTCTGGCAGATATTTCAGGAGGGAGCACCGAGAGCGATGATCTTCTTCATGTGAACGGGATTGTTTATGAGGCAGATGCTGATCAATTGTTGTGCGCTATTAATGTAGATCCAACGAAGATTGAAGTAAACAATTTTGGAGGTCCTTCCAATAGCTTTTTTGTAGATGGCTATTTGTTGGATGCGCTGCACGGGATTCCCGCACCGACCAAAGGTTCGATTGATTTTACCGGCGAGACGGTGGAAGGAGATTATTTATTTTACTTGGACTCTGCCGGGAATTTGGGGACTGTGTTGGTTTCTGCATTTACGTCTACAGGTATCGCAGATGCTGATGTCCTTGATCCAAATATAAGAATTTATGATATGGCCAATAATGTAGCAGGAGATTTTGTTCTTGCGTGGGATCCTGTAACGAGACTTATGACGTATAAAGCGCCAGGAGACGTTCCAGGAGCAGCTGTTTACATAGCATCTCAATGGGGAGCTGCTGCGGCTGTTGGATATTACAAATTATTTTCGAGTAATACCGACAATTGGATCATTTTACGTTTTACCGATGATCCTGTGGGTGTTGGTTGGACTAGAGCTACATTAATGACAGCCGCCGCGCATAGCGAAGAAATGATTTTGAAGTTGGGAATTGGTTGTTGGAATGTATTTGCTCCAGCGACTCGTTTTGTAGCAGCAAGTGTAAGAGACATTCGTCAGTGGTATACATCTGACATTCGTCCTTCATTTTTGACAGAGCATGATAAGGACGGCTACCACACAAAACCATTGCGAAACCCTTTGTCTGTGGAAGTAACAGGATCCAATGCTATCTGTGGATTTGCTGGAGATAGCATGGGTGTTTACGGGTCTGCCAATTACATGGCTGTCTATGGATCAGCAGCGTCTGGGTTGGCCGGTGTGTTCGTAGCAAGTAGCACCGCAGTTTTGGGCTATGCGAGTGATGAGTATGGTGGGATGTTTACTGCAAGCAACACGGCTGTATATGCGTCTGCTACGGAAAATATCGGTGGTTATTTTAAAGCCAGTATAGATTATGGTGTTTTTGGGTCTGCTAAAAGATACTATGGTGGTTATTTTACAGCCAGTCTAGATTTTGGTGTTTATGGATCTGCGGGAGGAGACTATGGTGTTTATGGATGGGCTGCCTCAAGCTACGGCGGTTGGTTTACGGCTTCAAACTATGGTATTGTTGGCTTAGCAAATGCTAGTGTTGCAGGAACAGCGTATGGTGCATCGGTTGAAGCAACAAATAGGAAAAGTGGAGAAAACGTAGTTGGAGTATATGGAAGTGCAGATGCAACAGCTGCAACTGTTTTTGGAGTGTATGGTTACCTTAGCTGTACAGACATATCTCCTATGTGCGCCGGATTTTTTTCTGCTTCTAATGATGGCACCGGTCCCGCATATGGAATTAGAGCCGCTGGAATTGGCAAAGGTGCTTATGTTTATGGAGCGTCAATTGGAGCTTTTGGGAGCTACAATGGAGATATCTATGGATTGTCAGCCATAGCACAGAATAGTAGTGTAGAAGCAAAAGAAATTGGTATTAAGGGGGCATGCGCGGGAACTGTGGGAACTGGCATCTATGGGAAGGGGGGAGCAAGTGCAGGTGGTATAGGAGTTTACGGAGTTGGCGCAACCGCTGTTTATGGGCTTGGTGGAGAAATTGGTGTTTGGGGATCGGCTGTAACAGCTGTGTATGCAAAAGGATTGATTCGGTATGATGTCGATACTTGTGCGCATGCTGGACCAGCAGTTATTTACTTACCTGTTGTGGTTTCTAACGCCGATGGCGGGCCGACAACTTGGGCGTTGGCGCTAACTCAAATAGCTTAGTAACTGCAAGCGTTTGCCACTTCAAAACGAGTATCAGGAGTAAATTCATTAAGATATTGTTTGGCTTTTACAGAAAGTAATTCGTTGCATGTGGTGGTTCTACCAATGTCATTTTTGCATTCACTATATTTTCCTGAATTTTCATCATATGATGCAACTTGTCTATTAGCTGTAAAACAGATGCAAACTGGACACGTGGGGAAAGCCGCACAAGCGTCATCTGTGAGCTTATCTCTTATAAAAATGACAAATTCACAAGCATTCACACACGTCCCTACCTTTTCTACCATATCTTCTGAGGAAGCACACCACGTATAAACTCCACACGTAGCGCATTCTCCTGTGCAGGGTTTCTCAAAGCAAGGGTCCTCCTGCATGAAATTAGTCCGTTGGCAACTGACCGCCCCACCATCGATCGTGCATTCCGTGGCAGGGTCAAAGCACTTGATTTTCTCTGTCGTCTTGTCCTTGACGCAGAGTTGCATCTCCCCCGTCTTCTCATTGATGGCTGTCAGGATCGACCCGTAGTCACTCCCTTCCGCGCAGAGCACTTCTCCTCCTGTCTGGATCTTGCATGCCGCATCCGACACGCAATACTTTGCGCCTCCACCGACAGGGAAACACATTTCTGAGGAACTTCCTCCACATCCAACCAACGCGAGCACCAACAAAAGCTTTTTCATGACCTCTCCTTGTTTAGTAACCGTTCTCTAGTTTATCGTAGCAACTCGATCTTTTGTCCAACTAAACTCTTAATCTATTTTTACCTTCCTTTTTGGACGACTATTCCAGATAGGGTTACCAGTCGTCCGATTCGTTGTCGTGCCATACGTGGCCAGCTGAGAATGTGGATGACACACTTTGCCATGTGGCCCGTTTCTGCCAGAAGGCAACAGACCCGTTACCGTCGAAGTCTGTCCAGGCATTGCAGTTGAAGGCCGCGCCGCCTGCCTTGCTGCCGGTGGAAGCTTCGTATTGGTAGCACCCAAATACCGCGTCGGTGATAGCCCAGTTGATGGACCGGAACGCCGATCCTATCTTGAAAAAGCTTGATGGGATGAACCCGGAATCGCTGGGGGGGTAGTCTAGACCGTTTGGACATGCGCGCGGAGTGGATGGAGGCATTTTTCCGGGAGGTGTAGTTCCTAGCTCAAAGTAATCGACGACGCCCTTATAGCATATGTCCAAATTTTCATAGATCTCCTCAAGCTTGGCTTTTTTGTCAACTTGGTTGAAATAGTCTTGGATACTAAATCCTTCTCTGTGTATTTCATTTGAGACAATCTTTACTGCAATCTGTGAGGTAGGATAATTGAGAATTATTTCTTTGATGTTAGCTTTTGCTTTTTCAAATTTCTCCTTTGCCTGTACAAATTCTCCCCTTGTTCTTGCTTCCTGGATTGCGTCAAGGCTTGCCATTGCTTCAACAAAGAGCGCATTGGCCTTTTCGTCGGCGCTGACGCAGGACAGATTGATCACAAAAAGTACGACATAGCGCAAATTGGACATTAGCTCCTCCTGTTTTTCCTATTTAGTAACCGTTCTCTAGTTTATCGTAGCAACCCGGACTTTTGTCCAACTAAATTCTCAAATTTCGTGTGCTCCCGTAGTGAGTCCCGCAATAATCGCACACGTAGTTCCCGTTCACGATTCCTAAAGATCCTCCACATCCCTCACAGGTTTTCCGCTGTATGACCTTCTTTCCAAGTTCCATCATCTGTCCCTCTAGCTCCTTGTCGTGCTTGATCTTCGAGACGGTTCTGTCTGCGACCATCTCTGCCAGATCTTCCATGTCTGGTAAATTTACGCTCTCCGTGTCGTTACCCATTGGTATGAATATATTCGGTCTTTGAAGCTTAGGAATCTCCTTAGTAACGGGTACGATAATGAGCATAATTAGATGTAATATAAGACTGATAAGACCCACTAACAACCATGGGGATAATTCGTACACATAATTTTCCGTAACGTCATGTCGAAGTAGCGAAGTATGCATAAATGCAAAACCTGAATCGTAGTTTATTTTGATCCACTCTCCTATTTTTTCTACAAAATTGATCTGTGTTCCTGGGTCAGCGGTGTCAAAGATCTTGCATGTCATACTGGGTGCTGCACGGACGTTAGCAGCGTTGGTGACGAACCATCCGTTGTCTATCGGTTCATTATTATAGGTCTGCCAAGATTTGTAAGATCCTAGTCCTAAAAATAGATAGATAAGGATCAAGGAGGCTACCCCGGTAAGATGCCATCTCCATGTGCTTCTTGAAAACGGAGCGTACATTGCTTTGGTGGACAGGCAGATGACATAAAGTACCGCAGGAAGAAGTATTCCGTAGAGGAAAATTCTATAGAGTACCGGTCCTAATTTGCAGTAATCGATCAAAAACCAAAAGAAGCATACTGTTATAAAGATCCCTACGATGACAGTTTCTACTGGGCCTTCGTGGCTTTCATGTGGGCATCCTGGATTTTGGCAACTATTATGATCGTAGCTTCCCATTCTCTTCTCCTTGTGTCATACTAATTATCGCACGCGGTGAACTTTTTGACCAAGGTTATTTTTCGCGTATGATGTCCTACAAAGGAGCCAACATGGACAAAAACAAACTGGAAAAACTCATCGAAGAAGCGCAGGAAGCTTACTACAATGGGGATCCGTTCCTCACTGACACGGAGTATGACCGTATTCTTGAAGAGCTCTCTGCGATTGACCCTATGCACCCCCTGATCACCAAGGTAGGTGCTCCTCCGCATCTCAAGAAGGTCCGACATCGGATTCCCATGGGGTCTCAAAGTAAAGTCCACACATCCGAGGAGTTCCTTCATTGGGCGAATAAAACTAAGGAATCGCGGTTTGTAGCGCAGGAAAAGATCGATGGAGCCTCCGTCGAGTTTATTTACAAATCAGGAAGACTTGTCCAAGCAATTTCAAGGGGTGATGGTTTTTTAGGCGAGGATGTTACGTCCACAGTGCTCCTTATTCCCAGGATTTCTCAGGCGGAGATGCCCTGGTCTGGAAGCCTTCGTGGCGAGGTCGTGATCTCCAAAAAGAAATTCGAGCGCTATTTAAAGGATGACGGCTACGCGAACCCAAGGAACGCAGCGGCAGGGATTCTTCGGAGAAAAATTCCTAAACATGCCGAACAGCTCTCTGTTTATTTTTTTGACGCGCTACGGGATCCCCCTCTTGCTACGGAACTCCAGAAGATGCTCCTTATTAAAGACCTGGGATTTTTTCCTGCCCCCTTTATTTACTCCTCACTGGAAGGAATCGAGCGGTGGTATCAGAGTTACCAGGACTGTCTTAGAGCAACGCTACCATACGACATCGATGGTCTGGTTGTCAAGGTGAATTCTACCCAGCGCCAGCAGGACCTCGGGGAGCAGGATAACCGACCAAAGGGTCAGATTGCTTGGAAGTTCGCAGCGTCCCTCCAGGAGAGCATCCTGGAGGGAATCGAATGGGACCTCGGGTTGACCGGCCGGATAACGCCTGTGGCCCTCCTGAAGCCCGTAGCCATAGGCGGGACGACGGTTACCCGAGCATCCCTGCACAATGTATCCAACATCCAGAAGCTGGGAGCTTGGGTTGGCGCTACGGTCGTAGTGAGCAAGCGGGGGGACATCATCCCACAAGTAGATAAGGTCTTGAACCCAAAGAAGATTTCTGAAAAATTTGTCGTTCAGTGCCCGGTCTGCGCGACTCCTGCGAAGTCTGATGGAGAGTTCTTGGTGTGCCCGAACAGCGCCTGCCCGGCCAAAGTAAAGGGGGACCTCCTCAAGTGGATCCGAATCCTTGGGATCGACCTCGCGGGGGACCACTTTGTGGATGCCGTCGCAGACGCGGGCTTGGTTACGGATCCATCCGGACTCTACCGTCTGACCCAAAAAGATCTTCTCCGGCTTGACCGTTTTGGATCCAAGAGCGCTGATAAGGTCCTAAAGAATATTCAGCAATCCAAATCCCTGGACCTCCCGCAATTTCTTGCTGGACTAAACATCCAGGGAATCAGCATTGCGACCTTTGAAGCGATTCAAAATGCTGGATACCACACGATCGACCAGATATTGAATCTTACTTTGGATCAGCTTATTTTGATCTCTGGAATTGGGGAAATTACCGCAAAAATTATTCTAAACGGGTTGGCCAAGAAAAAACCGATTATCAAGCTTCTCCTGAAAGAAGGAATAAAAATCAAGGAAAAAGGTCAAGGGAAGCTCATAGGACAATCCTTCTGCTTTACAGGGCAGATTTCGATCACGCGGTCTGCCGCGCAACAGCTCGTCAAAAACTTGGATGGAGACATAAAGAGCAGCGTCTCGAAAGGGTTGACATACTTGGTCCAGGCGAACGCTACCTCGAAATCGACAAAGACAAAGAAGGCCCAAGCGTATGGAACGAAAGTGATCGGAGAGGAAGAATTTTTTCAGATTGTAGACTTTTCTTTTAATAAATTGAAGAAGATGACGTAATTATAGGATTGTTGAAGCCGTGGTTTTGGGAGCCCCCCAGCCCACACCGACCCTGGGGGGCTCCTACGGTTAATGACTAATAAAGAAAAATATATCGAAAAATTAGCAAAGCTGGCCAAGTTGAAAAAGACTAATTTTATATTTGACCAAGCGATTCTCGATCTGATGGACGAGCTTGGCGCCCTCTACCAGCTTCTTTCAGAAAAAGAAATCGAAGAAATCCTTTTGGAATCGAAAACATGACCGAGGCAAACATCATTGGATATCTCATCTGGTGGCGATTTTGGCCCATGTACGTCAACTACGATGCTTTACAGAGACTCATCCATAAAGTGGAAATTGACTATACGCTTCCTCCTCTAAAATACCGTACTGCATTCCTCAAGGCGGTCCAGGAAATAAAAAGGACTTATAGAAACAAAGGGATATTGGTTCGGAGACTTTATAAAAGTAAGAATCTGATCAAAGTCAGTCTGATCGAGGAGCAAGTAGACAGAGAGTCTATTTGTCACACGTATCCAACGATTCTTTCCTTTGACCCAATTCAAGGAAAAATAACGTGTCCGCAACCCCACCGTGGATTTGATCTGATTCAGTGCGCGTATCAGCAGTATCTGAATTCCTATAACGTTGACGATATTCGGATCTGTCTTGTAGAGATTCTTCAGCCTGCCCTTCCGATTAATTTCAGGCAACACGGTGGATTTTACTTTGTGGGTGTTGAGCATTTTGAGCTTATTCGTAAACTGGAGCAGCTTGTTTACTGTCTTCCAGGAAAATGTATTTTCTGTGCTATTCCCCAGATCGATTCAGACAGAACAAAAAGGGCAATGTCTGTTGCCCTGGACGATTCCTTGGAATACCAGATCAAGACGCTCGATCAAGATGTCCGTGGCTCTACAAAGCACCCGCAAGGATTGTTTATTCCTGCATCATTGCACAAGCGTCTGCGTGTGATCGAATCGATGCAGAAACAGATTGACACGTACAAAGACATTCTGGTGTTTGATTCTGAAAAACATATTAATAATCTTGCAGCACTTCGGAAGCTCGTGCGTGAAAGACTTTATCTTGACTGAGGTTCTTCATGGTATCAACAAAACGACAAAAATATAAGTCTCCAAGGTTGAAGGAAATTACTCGTGCGCGTGAGAGAAGACTCATGACACTGCATGACATGGCAAAAAGGCTGATTATATCTCCTACAAGTGTTAAGTCTTATGAGCAGGGAGGTTATGCGCCCCCTCCAGAAACTTGGGCAAAGATGAAAGTTATTTTGGATCTCCCGGGGGATATGTCAGATTATTGGCCAGACCGTCTGCCAAAAGGAAGACCTGTTGTTGTAGACCCCAATGCATTGTGTGAACGTCCGAATTGCTCCGAAAAGGCTTTTAGGAGTGGTCTTTGTTTGAGGCATTACAGACAAAAGCTTCGTAGAAGGAAAAAGGTAGAAGAAGAAAGAATTAAAAATTTAGTAATACACGAAAGTTAAACGCATTTATTTAACTTATGTTATCCTTTTGGCATGGCCCGAATTCTGATCGTCGATGAGAACGAGAGTCATATCGATCTTGTCAAGGAAGCGCTCCTGCAGTACAAGAATGAATACGTGTCGGAGTGGCGATTGGCGATCGATACGGCAAGAACTTTATCCCATGGGATGGATTTGGTCAAACGTCACAATTATGAAATGATTATTGCAGATATACTCCTCGCGAACACGAACAGCTGGGACTTCCTGAAAACTGTGCGGAATCGATTTCCGCAAATTTTGAAGACGCCTGTGGTGATACTCTCTGAAGTAAGCGCTATTGATCTGGAGTACCAAGCGATCCGGTATGGCGCAAGCGCGTGGTTTACTAAGTTTCCTCCCATACAGCATTTTGCGCGAGAGATATTTAAACTTCTTCAGGGGGCTTAGCGAGACGATATGGATATAGTAACGAGCTATTCTGGTCTGGTTGCTTTTGCGCTGACAGTTGTGCTGATTCCGCTACTGAAGTTTTCTTTTAGTCGCTTGTTCCGGCAGACAGATGAAACGGTCGAAAAACTTCATATTGTTGTAGAAGAAATAGAAACGAAACTTGCAGTATTAGATAAAGAGATTGTGCGCATGCAGGAGCAGCTGAAAGAAACGCCAGAGCTAAGAAATAAGATTACGCAGCTGGAAAAAATCCGTGTGGAGATGCTGGAACGGTATCTTCCCCGGGGTGACTTTATTCGTGAAATACAGATCATGTCGAACCAGATGGAAGCGAACTGGAAAAAAACGGATCAGCTGGATGGAAAATTAGAAAAACTAAAGGATTCCAAACATTGATACAGCAGTACGCACAGTTGATTGATAAAATGAGCAAAGGAGATGCTTCTGCGGTGTTGCTGTATCAATGCGATGTCTGTTGTGGTAGGATCTCTTTGGAAGAAGCGGTCATGATCGATCTGCAAGTGAACATTAATAAAGTATCAGACCTTTTGGATCGGATGCTCCGTGCAGTAGATACAATTGCGAGGACCCATGAACAAGGGAGAATTAGCAGCTGCAGTACAGACAGGGGATAACCCCTGGGTACGTCTCCGGGACGGTCTGAGGATCAGTCTTGTAGAAGTATATGATCTGAAGGCGGGTATCTTTATAGGGAAGTTTATTCCATGTGCAAAAAATGCCAAAACCTATAAAGTAATGTTCAATGAAGTGGCTGAATTTATCGGAAAGAAGGACTGACATGCTCCAACTCAGAAAAGTCATTGCCCAATATGAACAGCAAGTCCCTCCACAGCAACCGCTCAAACGGAACAAAGTTCACTTCCGGTTGGACGACCAGCTCCATCAAGCGCTCCGGATGTACGTTGCGCAACATGGGTTGAACGTTCAGCAGCTCATGGAAGACCTCGTTCGAAGGACTGCGATCTAGAGGCGCGCCGTTAATTCTTTTATTAACAAGGATTTATTGGCTTTTGATGCTCAAAATGCGGTAGTTGAAGCGCGCCGAAGGATCTTGACTTTTTCCGGTTCTTTTCTAGAATAGATCCACGAGGACACATGCTTATACCGTATTCTTCAGAGGACCAACTCTCTTACTTGGAGGAGAGCTCTGCTTGCTCCGTGATCTACCGGGATACCGTGCAGCGCCTGGTCTCTACAGTCCGTTGTGCATGGGCTGCGATGGAACGGATGGAGCAGGAAGTCGAAGAAAAAAAGAAGGCGTATGATGCGGGACTGCATGCAGGACTCCTGATGATCAAGGAACTTTCTGAAAGGATGTTCAATGTCAAGATCCCTGT